GTTGAATCTCCTACACTTGACGCACTAACAGGAATATTAGGCCTTGGTAATAGCAGTATGCCACTACTTAGAAGCCCATATATTACATCTCGACGGTTCACTTAATCTCGCGCGTATAGTCTCGTAGCTCCTCATCAGACAGTTCCCAGCGCTCGTTAGCCTCGGCTTCGTTAGAGTATTCACTGGTAGTTATGATCTCGATTTCCATCAACGGAACCAGGGCTACTCTCTTAGCGCCGTTTTCAACTGAGAAATATGTTATGTGCGTAAATGCACCGTCGGGTGTTACGTGCATGTTGAATACTGAACAGAACAACCATATTTTCTTCATCTTTAGGAAGACCTTAGCTGCGTATAGTTTCCTATGAACAAGCTCGCTAGTGTCTGCTTCTTTGAATGTTAATCTGATGAACCGCTCTTGTACGAATATGCTGTCTTTATTTGCTGCAGTTTCCATTATACGTGCCCCATCAATTTCTTTTGAAACTTGAAGTTCATCCACGTCAGGAGAGCTTCGCTAGTGTCTGTGTGGCCGACAGCGCAGTACCCGTCTTTAGTTACAGCTACCATAACGAGGTGCTCTAGGGCGTCTGCGTCAACGAGCGCGGCTTCAAGCAGCTCACGCGCAGTATATGTAGTACCATCTGGCTCTCCTTTGACATCGTTTGCCGGAGCCTTGAATTGGAATACGTTATCGGGAGTGTCTTCGGTTGTCATTCTTCCTCCTTCGGAACTATCGCTAACTGGAACCCCATCGGTTCTATTATCTGCTGCAGCGTCGACAGTGTTATGTTGTCGTATCTGCAGGCATAGTCTATTTGTCTCTTAGAGAGACCCGTGATCTTTACAACTTCTATTGTAGTCAATCCCATATATTTTAGAAATACACGTAATTGTCCTTTAATGGGTGCGCGTATACGATGTGCTACGCAGACGTCTAGCCCAATCCCTTTGGCCATCGCCCATAGTGTGCGTAACAAGGGATCGGATCGTCCAGCCTCTGTATCTACTACAGACGTACGGTATACACTGGTCTTGAGGACCAACTGGTTATAACTTAGCTTCATGAGACATCGCCAGCGAGTGAATCCTCGAACCGGCTCGATAGCTACTGAATTAACAGGACCACGACTCTGGGCCATACTCTACTCCTACAAAGAAGAAGGACCCCGGCAACTTAGGTCGTCACCCGGGGATCACCGAGGTCCCGTAGTCTTTGACATTGAGAACAACACACTCTCAATAATTACATAGTATATTATCGGCAGTATTTTTTAAACCATAGAAATTTACGGGGGTTTCACTGTGTATAATGATGAATTATAAATACCCCTAAGATTAAAGAGACTCATAACATGGTGGAAAATAATGCCTAAATACAGAAACAAACGTATTGATATTACCGCAGTCCAATTTCTATTGGATGGCAGTAAAGAACCAGTTGATGCCGTCTTCAGCTGGTTGGATAGACATGACCCCCAACAGTATGTATGTCAAAACGTACACGGACTCTGGATTGTACATAACCATGACGGTATGACAGGTCGGACTGCTCCGAAAAATAGTATACCTATGATAGGTGACTGGCTTATTAAGCATGAAGGTGCGGAGCGGGTAGAGGTATGTGGCCAGTCTGTTTTCTTCGCGACGTATGAACTCCTGCCCACTGACGAGGACGACTAACATGCCTGTATTTTTTGTGAATGAAGAAAAGGTCCGCGAGTCATTGGTCGCTGTAGTGGATGGCCTATATCGTGACCTAATCAAGCACGGCTTCGACGTAGAGACAGACGTGCTTGATTCCACACTCGTAGAGAGGCTGCTCGACGACGACCTACTGTGGAACATTGTTGGTAAGCACGCTAACAAAGAGACCCACCCCTGTATTGATACTGACGTGGCGAAGCCGGTATACCCCAAGCGTGGGCCGATGTATAAGGCCATCGTAGGGGGTACGAGTCATGATGCTACACCAGTCGCTGAGCCACACAACCTAGCATCTGAAGATAAATCTGATGAAGAGCAAATTATGTTCAGGCTTAAGTCAGTTGCGCCTATGGTTAAGCACCACCCAGTGGACATAGCCATCGACCACGCAAACCCAGCATCGCCTGTTGTTGTGCTAGTATACGACGCGCCTGACGTATTCCCGGAACCTGCACAAATAGCAATCATCGAAGGTTTCTACATAACTAAAACCCCGGAGGTTATATCTCAGTGTGTGAAAAATCCTTAAAGAAACCTCCACTCCCAGCCGGCAGCTGGGTTACAACTAAGTACGCGAGTAAATGTACTAGCTGCTCTGAATGGATATGGCGTGGACAGCCTGCATATTGGATGCCAGGCGTACAGTGGAAATACTGTGGCAACTGCATGAAAGTAAAGGAGGCGTAGTGGTTGATACTCCAGAGATACGACAAAAGCTTAGGCGTGCGCATGCACGTATTAGTAGTACAGTAGACGCTATTAGACGAAAGGCTGAGCGTGGTAATGAAGATCTAGACGATCTGAAAACTATAAGCCGGTCGTTCAAAGCGTATGTTGTTAGACAGCGCCCAATTAAGGTAAAAAACGCAATCGCCGCATGCGAGAGGGAGTACTCTGATCTAGTCCACAATGCCACCTAATAGCTAATTTACTTTCTGCAAAAAGTTTGATATAGTTGCAGCACATCAGATTGTTTCGGAGTTTTGCATGGTTAAGATGATCACAATCAGCGACATGACCCCTTTCTTACGAGGGTTGCAAAGACTGATAGATACGAAGATCGCTGGCAACTTAAGAGAAAATGTATTTGTAGTCAGCATCACACAAGATGGAGACTTACTGCGACAAGAGTTCTCACGATTCAATAGAGAATTATCTGACGATATCGAAGTCTACATCGGCGACTTTCCAATAGAACAACTCACAGCAATAGATCAGGGTATGATGGAGGCTTGTATACAGGGCCGCATTAGCTTGTGGCACAAGGTCTTATTTACCGCGGACTTTGACACAGACATATTCCCTACTGTTGCAGTGATAGAGGGATAAGAGTATGGATTTTTTCAAAGGTTGGTGGATGCTACTGCAGATTGTTGGTGGGTTCCTGTTCTTCTTTGGCGTGTTAATTCCAGTCATGCTTGGGCTAATTGGATTAGGTTAATTTCGTATATTTAAAAAATAATGCGGTTGGTATAGTATAATTTCATAAATTAAAATGAGGTAAGCATGCAACCACAACAAGACGACTGTGTCGAGTTTGTAAAACCAGTTCGACCGTTCCCGATGAGGGACTTAGTGGACCCTGATCATACAGGTTTCACTAATAGAGAGACAGTGCTGGCTAAGTATGGTCAAGCGTCGTTCGCAATCAATCGCATGGGACACAACAGCATAACAAGCGAACCTTGTTACTACCTTGTGGGACACCTTAAAAATAATCTGCCCATACGCGTGTTCAGACTAAGAGGCGTGACGACAGCTTACTTCGTCGCTGGCCCTTCAAATACCGGCAAACTGCGCGGTATCATCCCCAAATTAAAATGCATCGGCAACCAGTTCAATCTCAAAGAGATAGCGAAACTGATTGCGCGTATAAAAGAGGAACCCCGAGCCACACAGTATGCGTCTGTCGACGCTGCGGCGCGAGACCTGTGGGCTATCATGTGTGAAGTTGCAGTCGACTATGATCCTTATGACAAGGACGTTGGTCAGACACGAGGTAATTCAGGTCGTAAGAAAACTACTGACACCGATATGTTCCGAGTCCTAGATAAAAAGCCTGAGGGATTACCTAAGCAGGCTGTACAAATACTAGAACTCATGAAGACTAACGGAAAGGCCATGTACATAGTTGACATCATCAAGGCTATGCAGGGCGTGGTCAAGAGCAAACAACCGCTGGAGCGTATCTTCAAGTATTATAAGAAACAACTCGTCGACGGCGAGTGGATGGAGCATGTACAGAGATGAGTAAATTACGAAGTTGGAAAATACTTGTAAAACCTGTTTTTAACAGTTCTACAACACGTGCTAAGCCGCACTACGTAGTTGCACGTACAGCTAAGTCCGCTATACGGCAAGCTAAGGCTATGGAGGGATACCCTTATAGGTATTTGGACTCACGCGCTGGTGTTATAGGTATAAATGTACTAGAGGAATTAGAGTGAGCCCGCGCAAGGAACTATAGCGTTTGCACAAGCGTCTAAGTAAGACGTACAAGCACCAGGTTGCAGTTGGTATGATGTTTGGCCCGAAGCCTCCTGAGATGCATACGCTTATAAGAGAACTAGAGCGGTTAACAAAAAGGGTAATACCGTGACTACAAACGTTAACAACAACTTCATGTTGCAGAGTATCTACGTATGTGACTGGTGGAGTGACTGTCTCCAGGACGAGGAGTGTTACGAAATATGGGAGTCAGGTCAGAACCACATGGCGCTAGCAGAGCTAGACACTGCAAAGGATATGTGTGTCCTTGACATCTACACGTTGATGCTCAACGACTTGAATCATAACTTCGAAACAATTAACACACTTAACTGGGACGTGGAGCAGTTTAAAGATGCCATCTCATTCGAGATTGGTACGGGGTATCAGGATGAGCAAGACATTGAACTCCGAACTAGACTCAGTCGGTATCACTTTTGGGAGCCGGTCTGGGGAATCACTAGCACTAGTGTACTTGACGATGAACCCAAAGAGTGGGAGCTGACGTACCCGGGCGATCACATAGGTGACGTCTGGACCATACGCAGAATTGTGCTAGCGTAATGGGCGTATTTAGTACAAAGCCAGGCTGGCGAGCCTCACCGTACAAAAGCTACGTCATAGCTATATCTGATATACCGAGACATATACTAGATAGTCTCTTAGGTAATGGTCCAAGACGCAAGGCCACGTTTGGACTTACGCACGCGAAAGGTTATGAAGTAAACGCAATTTTAAACTATAGAGCAAGGAGAGATGAGATGAGTCAGATGAGTAAAGATCGAGTTGAGTTCGTAATTCCTACATCGGTGGTTAAGCCATGTAGTCTGGATGGTTGGCGTATCATCTTGGTAAAAGCCTTCGGTTATACCACAGAAATCTCTAGAGATTTCCGTGGTATAGGAGAAAAGCCTGTACGCATACGTTGTCGTCCTAGCCAATTTGCAAGGTTCATGATTTATCAAGCTGAGGAAATTAAAGCTGGTGGCCTTGGTAGAAACGCGGTAAACACTTTTACCGAGCTCCATGCCAAGCTTGTTGCCGGTGATGATGAGTCTATCTACGACGTATCAAATAACCCGCATAGACACCGTTAACTAGTATAATTTCGTGGGTTTAAATTAAAACCTGGTTGGACTAGTATAGTCTTGTTCAATTAACAAAGGAGGGACGCATGTCCCATGAAGTAGAGACCATGGCCTACGCTGGGGAAAAGCCCTGGCACGGCCTCGGAAAAGAGGTTAGCCACGAGCTGACACCAAAGGAAATGCTTGTTGAAGCCGGACTAGACTGGACTGTCAGCAAGCGTCCACTGCGCACGACGATGCAACCCGTTATCCATGGCGAAGAACAGGAGTTCCAGCTACCTGTCATAGATCAGTTTGCCTTGGTGCGTGACACGGATAATAGGATCCTAGGTCCGTGCGGTCCGAAGTATACACCACTACAAAATGTCGAGGCATTCGACTTCTTCCAGCGCTTCACAGAGGCTGGCGGAATGAAGATGGAAACGGCTGGTTCACTTAACGAAGGTGAGCAGGTCTGGGCGCTGGCTAACCTCGGCGAGAGCTTCGAACTGACTGGACACGATGAAGTCGGAGGCTTCCTTCTGCTTAGTCATCCACACAAGTGGGGCAAGGCGATGGTGATGAAGTTCACGCCTATCAGAGTCGTGTGCAACAACACCTTGACCATGGCAATGGATACACAGTCCACTGGCAACCGTGATAACTTCCGTATGCCTCACACACAGGCTATGAGTGAAGACGTTATTAAGGCTGCTGAAAAAGCGATGGGCTTAGCATCAACACAGCTCGCGATCTTCAAAGAAGTTGCAACGGTTCTATCTAAGAAAAAATGTACCGAGCAACAACGTCGCTTGTTCCTTGGTCGTCTGTTCGACGCACCTAAGCACGCTGAAATCGAGCGTGACATGTTCCTTGGTGCTAAGAAGGACATGACTGTTATGGAAGCGCAGGCTATGTCAGCGAAGATTGAGATGTCTCTTGATGATGCTTCGCGTACAGTCAACGACATCTATCAGTACGTCGACCAATCCCCAGGTAGCGATATGAAGTCTGCCAAAGGGACATGGTGGGGTGCTCTGAACGGTGTAACCTACGCCATCGACCATAAGTTAGGTCGGTCTACTAATAACCGCTTGGACCGTGCATGGTTCGGAGACCGTGCAGCTAAGAAGCTTCAAGCAGTTGCGCTCGCCACTGAAATGGCAGTGTAAGAACTACTCAGTATATACGTGCGGTAGATACTGAGTTAACCTTAGGGGTCCTTCTTCGGAGGGACCCCTTCTTTTATATTAACGTATCTTTTTATTACATAACATTAGAAGACTTAAGTAAGCCTTAGGGTTTAGTGCTGATGTTATTTGTGTTGGTGTTGATCATTGTCATTTACTACTGAAGAGAATAGTACAACAAACCCTTTGTTCTATGATGTAGATTTGTCGTCAATAAAAATATCTCTATATATAACACCCAATTCACACATAAATAAAAAGAAATTCATTTCGGGTGTGTACATACTCTATATGTGGGTATAGTATTATTTCATTGTTAAGGAGTCACATGACTTCTGGCACGTCAGTAGAATATCTACGTGTTTTATAAATAGAACTGGAGAGCACTATGACTGATAAATCAGCCAAAGCTGTTGGCACTGCCGGCAAGACAGACACACCAGAGACAGCCAAACCTGCGAAAGCCAAGACCGTACGTAACATCACGTATTCCTTTACTAAGCAAGTCGGCAAAGACGAAAAGCTTCCTCCCCAAGCACGCGTGTTGCTTAACCACCTTGAAACCCTCGGCACGACTCCTCGCGCTGAATACCTGTCCGCACTGAGCGCGGCTAACGGTAAGGGCGTCGAAGGTCAGGACCTTAAGACTCGTCAGCCTGTTGAACGCATCCTCGCGTTCTATCAAGCAGACCTCGTCGGTGGCGGCTACATGAAGACTGCCAAGGAAGAAAAGGTCGAAGCGCCGGCCGAAAAGAAAGCCGCTTAAACCACCCCTGATCGTTTACCCATCAGGTTTGAGCAGGTGAGATTCCGGTCCTTGTACCCCCCAAGACATTGCAAGGGCCGGAATTGTTTTAAAGATATGGAGAGCGCACATGTCGAATGCACGCGGCAAGGCCGTAGACAATACCCACCTTTCAATTGATCAAGCCGAACAACGCGGCTTCATTCACCGAGATTACCTCGCGCACTGTTTGCGCTGGTCCCATGTTATGAAGGACCTCGGTATTGGTCAAGCTTATAAGAACTCCAGAATTTTAGATGTCGGATGCGGAAAAGACGTCGCGTTCGCTAAGACTCTCTACTCGAGTCGGTTCATAGTCGAGCACTTCCTCGGCGTGGACGTTAACAAACCGTCATCGCTTAACATGCAGCCATTTCACACAGGTAGGTTCCCTATTGACGTGTTCGGTAGCACAGACTTCGCTGACGATGAAGACGTACAGCTCGACCTAAAAGATAACGAGCTGATTGTTAACGGCCAATGTTTCAAGATGCCTAACATCTTAACCTGCTTCGAGGTGATCGAACATGTCGAACCTAAACATGCCATCGGAATCCTTAATCGAATGCTTGCAATTCTTAAGCTGGGCAAGGGCACAGCTTACATCTCCACACCCTGTTATGATGCGCATGTCGGAGCAGCCGCGAATCACGTCAACGAAATCACTCACGAAGCGCTTGGTGCCAAGCTCGAAGACCTAGGATTCTATATCGAAGGAGTCTGGGGCACGTTCGCTAGCATACGGGACTACAAACACAGGTTAGCTGAGCAAGAGGGCTTGCCCGAGTTGTTCGAGAAGCTGCGGGCGTATTACGATGTCAACTACCTTGCGACTGTGTTCGCTCCGCTATTCCCCTCCGAGTCTCGCAACTGTTTGTGGAAGCTCAAGGCTACAACCTCTGACAATGTGTCTGAACCACCTAAGTTTAGGTCGTTACACAGTATTCAGGGTCCTTGGGGATCGTCAGAAAAATGGGAGGAATGGAACGATGGTTGAGACTGTAGACCTGATCGGTCAACCCACACCCAAGGGAACCCCGGTTCCAGACTTGCGCGCCATGTTGATGCTTATGTTGGACAACATTAAGAACCAACGCCAAGCAACTCAGATGGACCCGTCAATAGCTATTGGCAAGAAAGCCATGATCCGGCACGCATACGGAGAGCGTGAGAATGCTCTGCACTATGCACTGTCACAGGTAGACCCGTTTGAACTGGTGCAAGCCTTTCATCACAAGTATGGGCTCATATACAGTGGTCCGCCACGACAGCTACCAGCGGACTTACAACAGTTTAGGATCAACTTCTTAGAGGAAGAGCTGGATGAAATTAAACTCGCGGCCGACGAAGGTAGTTTGCCTGATTTTGTTGATGGACTTGTTGATCTTGTATATGTTGCTATTGGAACCTTACTCCTTTCCATGGATGTGAACCGCGTACGCGCGTGCTTCCTTAAGGTACAGAAAGCTAACATGACTAAGGTCCGTTGTGAGAATCCAGGTGATAGTAAACGTGAGTCTACATTCGACGTGATCAAGCCACCTGGTTTCGTGCCGCCGAACTTCGACGATATACTCGCGGTAGTTTCTTTAGCAACGTCTACGGAGGGGGAGACCGATGAAGAGCCTGGGGATGGAGAAACAGACGCACCGGCTGAATCAGATGAACAAGGAACTTCAGTATAAGGAGTTGTACGGGTATCAAAGAGGAACCGTAACCGGGATAATCTACATTGATGGACCAGATTGTACAGGAAAAACCACCCTCGCGAACTACTTTGTTGAGAAGTACGGCGCACTGTACATTCACGGGGAAGGTCGATGGTTTGGAAACATGCACGCTTATCACACAGCTCTACTTAGACGAGCTGTACAGGCTGCTGGAACAAGGCTGGTTGTCATTGACAGGCTATGGATGTCTGAAATCTGCTATGCAGATATATACAGGGGCGGTACCGAGTGGGAGTACAGTGCCAGACTCCTCGACCGTATATTACTTGGGTCTGGAGGGATTAGTATCATTACAATACCCTCCGACGGAAGTGTCGGTGCCCCCGTCCGTCGTCATATGGAACTATCCGAGTCACGCGATGAGATGTATGAGCCCGATGAAAGAATTGGACTCGTGGTTCAAGAGTATATCGACCTCGCCTTTGGGTGCCAGCCTCGTGATCCCAAGTTTGAAGACTACGGAACCGTAACCAACAAGTATACATACACAATAGATAATATCGGTGGTTTAATAAATAGACCTGATACTCTAGTATACGATATCGATCAATGGATAGATCAGGTCGAGCGGTTCGGTGAGTTAGCGATTGAGACCTTGATACGTAACCAAGTGGCCTCAGACTCCAAGTATGTACCATACGGACCGTTCTCTGTAACAGGATGCAGGTGGGGAGCTAGGTACTTGATAGTCGGAGACCTGTCAGACGTTGAGTTCAGAAACCCTGGCTTCCGCTTCAACGGATACGGTGGCAGTAACCTCGCGTTCACGAAGATGTTGCAAGACCTACAGATCGACGAGACCGAACTCCTTTGGTACCACTTAGACGAGGATCAGTTCGCTCCGGTAGAACTGATGGAGTTAATTAGTGAGACTGACTTGATACCAGTCGCAATAGGTCCACAAACGTATACTAAGTGTAGGCGACTGAATAAGGACTCAAAGGAAATCTGGCATCCGAATTTCTTAACGGGCTATACAACGCTCAGGGAAAAACAACGATACGAAGATCAACTTAAGGAGGCATTAGACTTTGCTGAATAGAACAAACGTAAACGACTTCCAAAATCCTAATCAGGTGTGGCGTTCGATACTGGATAAAATACTAACCCTTGGATCATACTGTGAACCAAGGGGGTTAGGCATAACGGAAATACTCGGTCACACCTCTGTGTGGGACATGAACCGGCCGCTCATTACGACTCCGAGCCGAGCGCTAGGTTACAAGTTCGCTGCAGCTGAGAGCTGGTGGATTATGGACGGGCGTAATGACCTCGAGAGTATAGGTCCTTACTCCAAGGCTGTATCCAGGTTCTCCGACGACGGCGAAGTATTCTTCGGTGCGTATGGACCGTGGGTTATAAGACAGCTAAGATACATTGTTGATACGTTATTCATGGACAAAGACTCTAGGCAGGCGACGATGTCTATATGGCAACAGAACCCAGGTTTCTCTAAAGATATACCGTGCACGCTAACCCTACAGTGGTTCATAAGAGAAGAAAAGCTACACTGCATGGCCAACATGCGTTCATCAGATGCGTGGCTAGGTGTACCATACGACGTTGTTAACTTCAGTAACATATCCATTGGCATACTGTCTGAACTTAGGTTTAAGTATCCTGACTTAGAACTAGGTAAGCTAGTGTTGAATGCTGGTTCACAGCACATATACGATACCAACTACCGCGCAGCAAGAATAGCTGTAGATGATATAGATACCCTATTCAGCTACCTACCGTATGGTCGCGCAGATCAGTTGGTTAGTTGGGTAGGTACTGTTGATCACTTGCGCGGTCTCAAAGACCTTGAGGCTGGTGTAGATACCTGGCTATCCGAGATCATAACATACTACAGACAGAAGGATGAGAAGAATGGCGAAACCTAAATTAGGCGTATGGTTCGAGGGTTTCTTATACGACCCAACAGAAGACAAGGTATTGGACGGCGCGTGTGAGTGGCTGGTGGATGCATCAGAGCACTTCAGAGTATACGTGTTGGTGAACGGAGCAGGGAAGCCTATGCGTCGCGAAGCGGCTGGTGGTAAGCTGTACGCGGCTGGTCTCACCCGTGACTGTATCGAGTTAGACCGTATCACTACACCTGAGCGTGATGATGCAGCTATCTTTACTGGTGACTTCGCTGAAGAGTCCATCATGTTTCCTAAGCACATACCAGATGTACATGTTATTGTAGGCGCTCATTGTTTTGCATGGGCACCAGGCGAGGACCGCCCCAGTCCAAAAGCCCTAGAGGAGTGGCATATATGGTACAAGGAAGAGCCAAAAGAAGAGTAAGGCCGGATGAGCTTACTTACCATACCAATCTTGCGCAAGACGTTTCGGAGCGTGGGACTTGTATTCGTCGGGCTGTTGGGTGCGTACTCGTTGATGAGCATAAGCGTATTCTTGCCACTGGTTATAACGGCGCTTCGTCAGGAGCACCTCACTGTATTAAATCTCCTTGTGCCGGTGCTACTGCTGACAGTGGTCGCGACCTGGATAAGTGTGTCGCTATACACGCGGAACAAAACGCTCTTCTTCAGTGTCGGGAAGTACGGGATATTCATACGGCCTACATCACAACATCACCCTGTATCACCTGCATCAAGCTCCTCAAAAACACAGGGTGTCAGCGAATAGTATTTGCTGAAAAGTACGCTGAGCCACACTACACTATGGCCATGAATGAGTGGCTAGGGCACGAGCCAACACAGTCTATACCATCCCATGCACAAGATGGCTGGTACGCGTACTACCGAAAAGATGGAGAGGTTAAGCAACGAGCGTGGGTATACAAAGCTTCTGTTAGATCATTAGCGAAGGACCTACTGGAGCCTGGACTTGCATCACTACCAGGTGCAGTAGCAACAGAGCCGTGTCCACTCTGTGATAGTCCATTACACCTAGATCATGATAGTTCTGGTAACTGGTGGTGGCAGTGCATGGAGGGCTACTACTGCGGCACGCAATTTCCACTAAAACGTAAGGGTACCATTAATAATGGTGAAAACACAGCAGTCTCCTAACCAGATATCTATGGGACTCAGCATGCCTGAGTCTGATTGGGTTGCTCCGACGGAGTGGCCCGATCTTTCTAACTATGAATGGATCGCGTATGACTCTGAAACCAGAGACGGTAACCTTATGTCTAAGGGACCTGGGTTCGCTCGCCGCGATCCCGATTGCTACGCAATTGGGCATGTCTTCCATGTCCCTGGTCAAACTCTCTATCTACCAGTACGGCACGAAGGTGGTGGAAATCTACCTCTCAATCGAGTTAACGCCTATGTTGAGGAACAGTTGGGCCGTCCAAGACAGACGATCGTCATGCATAATTCAAGCTACGACCTTGAAGTACTTATGTCCGAAGGCGTTGAAGTGGCCGGACCTGTCTTCGATACTATGGTCGCTGAAGCCGTCATTGATGAGAACCGAAGACACTACAGTCTTGATTCGGTGGGCGATAAGTATGTTGGTGAAAGAAAGGTTAAGAACCTGGTCCGTGAGGCAGCGCTTGGTATGGGCTGGGGGCAGACTCCTCGAGCGTATATGGGGCGCATCTGGGAATTACCCGCAAGGTTTGTTGGTCCCTACGCTGAAGGTGATGGTGATCTAACCGGTAAGGTCTACGTCGAACAGCTCAAAGAGATAGAGAAACAGGGTCTAGGTCCAGCGATTAAGATGGAGATGGCTCTGCTTAAGCTGCACATGAAGATGCGCTGGCGCGGTATACGCGTAGACATGGATCGGGTAGACCAGTTACGCACTGAGTGGCAGGCTAAAGAGGTTCTGATACATGACGAGCTGCGTAAGCAGCTGGGCTGGAAGCTAGACATCTGGAGTCCCGGTTCTCTTGAGGCTGCTTGGAAGCAGGAATCACTTATAGTGGAGCGTACAGAAAAAGGTAATCCTTCTTTTGCTAAGGACACTTGGTCAGAGAACCCTCACTGGCTTCCTAAGATGGTATTCCAGGCTCGGGAGCTGAGTACTATTTGTTCAACCTACCTGGATGGAATGATTGCAGGAAATGTAGCCTTCCACAATGATGAGTATCGTATACATGCTGGCATCCATCCTACTAAGTCTGACGGAGGCGGCACAGTATCCTACAGGTACGCGTACCGCAACCCTAACCTGCAACAAGCTCCGGGTGACAACAAACCCCTGTTAGGCAGACAATTCCGAAGTTGCTTCATGCCTGAACAAGGGGATAGGTGGGGAGTATTCGATCACAGTCAACAGGAACCCCGCATCACTGTTCACTATGCAGCTATATTAGGTTTTGAAGGCGCCGAAGAAGCACGCAACATGTTCATCAACGACCCGAGCACAGACTTCCACCAGATGGTGGCTGACATGACTGGTCTCGCTCGTAAGCCTGCCAAGACGATCAACCTCGGCATCACATACGGTATGATGGAAGCCAGTCTCGCGATCAAGCTGGGCGTTACGAAAGAGGCAGCAAGAGGTATCATCGCACAATACAATGAGAATGCACCATTCATATCCAAACTCATAGAGCACGTAAGCAACACAGCAACTAACCGTGGCTGGTTGAAACTTGCGTTCGGCCACCATAGTCGCTTCCCACTATGGGAGCCTGCAGACTGGGGAGTAAGGACTGCGGCGACAGACTACGCGTCAGCTCTCAAGTTACAGAAAGATCCAACTAATAAGATCTGGTACAACAAACCGTTGCGGCGCGCGTACACACACAAGGCTCTCAATAGACTTGTTCAGGGTTCAGCTGCAGAGATTATTAAACGTAACCTGATCTGCGCCCAAGAAGCCGGCGTTGCTGATCGTATCCTTGTTACAGTACACGATGAACTGGACGCAACAATCGGATCAGACAAAGACATCAAGCTCATCCAAGAAGTAATGAGGGACGTTCCGCAAATCTCTGTACCTATGAAAGTAGACACAGAGATTGGTGCTAACTGGGGTGATGTTAAAAAATATGACCTGGCGGCGTAAGCTTAACAGAGACCCGCGTGCTGTCGTACCCGCCTGGATAGGCACCGAACCTAATAGAGTCGGTGGCAAGTTCGCTGTACCTAAAGAGCGCAGTGGTAATCTATGGCAGCCACGCAACCTGGCAGTAATGATACGCAGACCTACCAAGTATGTAGGGTCTGTTAAGTGTAGGCCGCTACCCAACTGGCCACATGTCCTTCCAGACTCAGAGCTTAGCTCGGTTAAGTGGCATAAGATACCTGGGTTCGAAACATACGACATCGCATTAACAAAGGGTTGGATCCAAAACCATCGGTACAAGATACACCTGAATCCTGTATACCAAATAGATGCCACTGGCGAGAGAGTCACGTGGCTGAGAGACGGTAAGGGAGAGTACCAGGTTGTCAGGCTGGCAGACATACACACGGCAATCAAGCTGGGACCCAGACCCTCAACTCACTGCGTCAGGTTCAGGGACTTCAATCCAGAGAACTGGCAAGACATAGAGAACCTGGACTATGTGCTCATGGGCGAGAACCAGGGCATCATACCCAAGCAGTTCCGCAAGAAGTATAAAGACATACTGAGTCGTAAGGACTTAATGATACTGGCACAGACCCATCCTGAGGCTGCAAGGTTCTATCGTCAGTCAGCCCTGTCGGCTGCGCAAGAGTCCGATATTAAATCGTTGGTAGCATCCAACCTCATGACGCCTGAGCAAGCCGGTGCAGCGTATAAGATTTCATTAGCCGTTATAAATAAGCTGCTTGACATCAAGGCACCAGTCAAGGTTAAAAAGGAAAAGCGAAAGATGACCGAAGCTAGATTCTGGGGTGCAGTTAAAAATGCACTGGACATGGTTGAGTGGACTAGGATAGAGAACACAGCAACGTCTGGAGTGGCTGACGTATTCGGAGCTATAGACTCTCACTCATTCTGGATAGAGCTTAAGGTTACTGACACCAACAAGGTGTACGTGCGGCCGTCGCAGCGTGCGTGGTTCGCTAGGTACGGGTCAACTAAGCTGTGTCGATTTGTACTGGTCCGTAGAGATGACTGGATATACCTGTTCCATGCAGCTGACGTAGCCTGGCTATGCAAGTACGGCATCAACAAGACATGGTGCGTGTGGAAAAGTAAGCGGCCATACGACTGGCAGTGGTTGCTCCAGTGTCTTATGGATCAAGAAGCCTTTATCGAGTGGACAGACTCAGCCAATGTGATCCACCGTAAAAAAGCCTGGAACGACGACAAGCTAGTAGGTCAGATGACTGATCAGCGTATCTCCATGGCGAGGACTATAAAGCCACATAATAAGTGGTGGGAAAAGGGAAAGAAGGTTATTAAGTGAAACGGGTGGTCTTAGAGGTTGTTGTCTATATACCCACTCTTCCTGGTGGCCTTGGCTATAAATGAATTGTACTAAATAAACAGATAGACAAGGTGGCTATATTATATATAGCTTTCCATCAGGTGCTAAACGACGGCGAACTGACTCCTCAAACCATGCCGCTGCGTTCTCTTTACATGTCTGTGAGCCATGGTAGTCACCCCGTATTGCCACGATTTTATCAAACTGACGACCCATGGGTGCAGCGCCCCAGCCTATTACGTACCACGCTTCGGCGTCCAGATCAAACGCAACCATAGTGCTTTGTGCGAAGTCCCCCGCCTGGCTCGAGCCATTCGGCATAATTAACAAGTTACGTGCTGCAGGATTACCTTGTCTAGAGGTCATAGTAATAACCCGTGTTTGGGGTCACGATATATAAGGTCTCGCGAGCCCTGGTTATGCCAACGTAGAATACGCGGGCCTCATCGTCAGGACGGTCCATCATCTCATCAAAGGTCCTGGGTGCTACGTCCGATAGTAATACAACGTTGTCAGCCTCACCACCCTTACTGCCGTGCATCGTCGCCAGCTTGATGCGAGGAGTCTTGGTCAGCGACTCTCCATTACGCAGTACACTAATCAGATATTCTCTATCATCTGGATCTATACCGTCTAACGCTACGTGCCAGATGCCGGTACTAGGAATCCAGCCCTTGTCGAATAGTTCTTTGAGTGTCCACTCCTGCGAGTCAGTATCAGCGAAGGCATCTACGTCAGCCTTCCTAACATAGGCCAGTGCAGACCGAACATGAGCCTTAGCCAGTGCCTTACCTCTGCGCATGGTCTCCCATACGCGTATGGCTGTAACAGCCGGGTTACTGAGTGGAGACTTACCTTGCATGTCGTACGCGTAGCCCTGCAGTCTTACAACCCTCTCGAGTTCTTTGAGCATGTAGGAGTTCCGAGCCAAGAGAAGCCAAGTGCCCGCAGATAGATCAATGTCTTCGGGAGAGGTAACATGGTTAACCTTACCGTCAGTACCTGGTCGAGCAGTCCAGCTCTTGTCACGTCGTGCTTCAACTGTTGAAATGATAGAGAGTGCGAGGCTCTGGATTTCCTTAGGGACGCGATAAGACTGGTCAAGGATATGTACAGTTCCTTCGAGCTCAATGAATGTCTCAACGTCAGCACCTGCCCAGCGAAAGATACCTTGATCGTCGTCTCCTGCAATGTTGACACTTTTGCTCCCCTCTTCTAACTTGTTTACGACCTTCCATTGAAGCGCGCTGAGGTCCTGTGCCTCATCAACTAGTAGTAATTCAAACTGTGGCGCGAACCCTACACTGCAGAACTCAGACAACATATCCGTGTAGTCTATAAGGTTGTACTGTTGTTTGTACGCTGCCAATGCCCTTGATAACTGATCAAGCCCCGCCCAACTAACCGAGTCAGACTCGTAGTCGTCGAACTGTTCTCGTATACTTACACACCGCGTACGTGATAGGTTCTCTAGGAATAGGAGCTTATCGTCACCGCGACCAGTGGAGAATAAGTCTTCGCCAATGTTGACCGCCCCTGAGAGTTCGAGTCCAAGCTTATCTCCAAGGTCGGAGACATGGTCCCTCTGAAGGACCCTCGAACGAGATAGGCCGAGTTGTTTGTAGCAGAGGGAGTGAACAGTTCTGAAATAAGGAAACTGATCTGCGCTGAGGTTAAATTTTTGAACGGCCCTGCTGATGGCCTCCTCCGCTCCTTTGCGACTGAAGGTGAGGAAACAGATTTGGTCTGGTGGGATTCCATTTGTGAGTGCCTCGTCTACTAAGCTAAGGAGATGGGTCGTCTTACCCGTACCAGGGGGACCTAGGACAATGTTACGCGTCATGCTCAACCCAAATACGTGACGTCTCTTTCAGACCCTTGGCAAATTGCGCTTCCCAATCTTTGGTTTGTTGCAGTTCAGCCTCAGTACGTACCTGTGTGAAGCCTTCGTTTAGGGTCCTAATGCAGCGTGCTTCCCACTCAGCTATTTCCTTATCCCAGTCGATACCGTAGCCAACAGAAATCTCAGGTCTGCGCCTAGCGTACTCTTCAATGGTTATGATTTGCCCTAACTTAGGGTTCCATCTCTTCATCAATACACCTGATCTTCATCACGTAAGTTATCTGGCACGTGGAGACTGTCGTCAGACTCTTCAGCAAACCCTGGTAACTTCCACAAGTTAATATTACGGCCCTTGATGTTCATGCGTATAGACTCACCACCGTACTTCTTTAACAGGCTACCCATCTCATGTACCTTGTAGTCTCTGAACCTGTTCCTGTCCATGTACGCGCGTAGGTCTATCATGCGTATGTAAACGAAACCATTGTCCATCCAAGGTTTACCGAGAACGATTTCCTCTTTAGCCTTGGCCTGTGCCTTCTGAGTACAGAACTTCTCGACCATCTCCCAGAACTGTCCTTGCGGGGACATGTCATCCGGTGCCTCGATTATAACTACGCCCTTCATCAAGCCAGCAACCATGTTCTGCCACTGTTGTTTGTTCATAGAAGGAGTAACAACGTTAATCTCGTCCATGCACACGCGTTGAAAGAGATTCTGAGACTGCAGCTCTTCAGTGTCTAACTGGATGCGGCAGCCGTTGATATCGAGGAACCAAATTGGGGGACGTGAGTCAAGCTTTGAGAGTCCAGAAATAGTTGGAAATGCTGACGCACCACTAACTGTGCCGTCGTGGCCGACACCAAATTGTTTAGTTCGGCAAAGGCCCATGCTGCAGAAAGCAGATATGGGCTGTTGCTTACAGGTGTATTCATACTGCCTCTTGTCCAGAGTCTTTTGTACAGATAAGACTTCCATTGCGTTAAGCGGTGGTTGCATATACTCTTGATTGAACTTCTCTAGTTCCTCTTTCCACGTATCAGGCCGCGCCTTCCTGAGATACACGCCGAGGTTAAACAAGCCAGAGTTCCTGGTGCCTTGCGGAAAACCTTGTCGTATGAGATGTTGTAGACACGGGGGACCTTCAGCCAGCGAGTTAGCGGCTTCCGGTATTGATATGTCGCCGACTGTACTAGCCTCGACCGTTCTCTTTTTCGCTAACTCTAAGAACTGTTTCAATGATAAGGCATTACCCTTACTATCGAAGGCGTACCTGTCAGTCTTATCATGCCTATAGTACGGCATGTTAAGCCAGTTGCCGACGTCGCCACGCTCGACTAGGACTTCAGTTTGTTTAGGAAATACTTCCGAGCCGCCGAAGCCTAGCTCGTTTGATAGTAACTCAAGCTGTTCTTTTATATCCGCAGCAGGAACAGGACTATCAACAAATAGATATAGGTGCGCTCCACCTGATTTAGTTCGACAAGGTACGAGTGGTAATCCGTACCTATCAATTTCCTCTGCTAACCGTGCATGATTAAGATCATACTGATCAACGTCGATAGCTCCCCACACACAGCTGTTGTCATCACGTATTGGTATGATGCCAAGGCTATATGTCCCAGCTAAATGTCTACCCCACAGTTCAACTGTAGGCGGGGTGCGACGGGTGTATCCGGTACCTTCAACTTTGTTCTTCTTAGCAGCGTTCGTCTGTGCTTTACTAAAGTCGTAAGTTCCGTGAGCCCTATCGTCCCCCGCGAACAGTTTCATGAGGTCCTTATCAAAGGACGCCATGCGCGCCTCCTAACGTTAAAGGTGCGCTGTACTAGAGTTTATCGTCTGCTCCCATTTCCTTAGGAGCACCGTCGTCGTTGTCAATGTTAACGGTACCGTCTGCGATAGCTGCGGTCTGAGGACCATCAAGCTGTGCGTACTCACCAGTAGGTGAACCAACTTCGATCTTACCTTTAACAACGTCTTCAGACATTGGGATGGCAGAGTTCATGACGAAGTTAACGTCTTCAACCTTAGTACTAATATCCACACCCCAGTTGAACCAGCTGTTGTCACCCTTAACGATCACGCCTGACGTGAAGTTAATGATACGCGAGTACGTTGGTGGCGTAAACATAGCACCCGGAGGTCCCATCTTAATACCGGATAGCTGTGAGATGAGAAGACGCGAAGGCTTGAGCGCGGATGAAGACATTGAGACGACGGCTTGCTGAGCATTGTCAAAGTCGAAGACGCGTGTTTCAATTGGGTCCTTCTTAGTGCCAGATGTTTCGACGCGAGAAGGTACTTCAAACCCGTAGTGGTATGCAGTTTCCACAATGATGTTGCCGTTGGGTAGTACCAGTTCGATCTTGCCGTCAGAGTTCTCTTTAGGTACGGCAGTGTTACGAACAGGGTGGTCAACAGAGTATGAACCCTTCAGACCGCCACGCTTGGGCGCCCATTCTACTAGCTTCTTTACGAAGCCAGTTTGCACGAACCAGAAACCGTCTTCAGCTTCGTAAAACTCTCCGGTGACGGAGTTAATGATCATGCCTTCTTCAAGACCCGGTATATGGGATGGAGTTCCCTTCTTAACCTGCGGTGAATTACTCTGCAGGATCATAAGGAAGGGCGTGGTTAGATCGGCTCCAGTAACATTCTGTAGACCGTCGGATGCATGTGCTCCGTAGACATCCGCTAATTCAGTAGACTGCTGTTGTTCAGCCATAATGCTGATCTCCTAACTAGGTTATAGTTTGCTGGGTTAGATTTTGGGTCGTTTGATCTTGGTCTGAGTGACCGGATGTGCTGTGATAGAGTCCGGTATACTCGAACCCTCAGCAAGTCGTTTAGTTACGAACGACTTGAGAGTCTGCGGATGAACAAAACGCTTGCGAACGTAGTTCATGTTATGTTCGTCAAGGATCACCGCAAGTTTGTCGGCTTGTTCTTCTTCACCACGGCCGAACGTGGCTTTAGTTTCGTTCTTAATCATGTCGTCCAAACCCTCTTGTTTGAACCACTCGAACGCTTCATCCGCTCTTTCAAGCGGTATACTCACTGCATACGCAGTCTTGCACGTCACAGTAGAACCGTCATCCATTACAAGTTTCTCTAAACCAAGGGATTGGAATACCTCTGGTAATGCCTTGTCTTTGATGGCGGCTAGTTGCTCGATGATGATGCCGGCTTCAAGCTGTTTACCAGCAAGCGCATCTTCGAGTTCCATTTGTTGTTTAGCGAGATTAGATAATATTGCCAAGCTATTCTCATCTTGCGTGGCAACCTGTTCTGCGCCCGCACGTAGGACGTCATCCATGCTCTCAGTCATTAATCGTCTACCTTCCGGTTGATTTCCACCTTCACAATATAGTATGTGCCGGTAGCCTTGTCCCACTTTAGGAACTGAATGCGCCCGTCATTTACTTCGGACGCCACCATAGAAGAAAGAGCTATTGCAACTGGATCGCCGATCAGCAATATGTAGTCATCATCAGAGAAGTTCTCGAGTTTACGCCGAAGCGTTTTAACTGGAGTGACTGAATCTAAGAACACATCATGATGAGGAAGTAAGACTTCCAGTATACCATATTTTGTAGCCGGTACTAAGTTCCTATTGGGAACTTCCTGGACGACGAATACTTTAGACATAACTCTCCTCTCTAATTATGGTATAGTACACTGAATAGATTGATATGTAAAATACTTTTTAACGGAAACAAAGTATTTCCTATATTAGCCCCCGATGATATATAATTACACCTTATATACTATAGAGAGGAGAGTTGCATGTATGAAGAGTATGACTTCGGTAAGTTCAAACCTTACGACCACCAACTAACTACACTAGAAGAGAGCGCGGGCAAAGAGTACTGGGCCTGGTTCCTTGAGATGGGGTGTGGTAAATCCTATATCTGTATTCACAACTTTGTACTGGCCTACAAGAAGGGCTGGATAGATAGAGTAGTGATCGTCGCACCCAAGGGTGTGTACATGAACTGGGTACACAATGAGATACCGAAGTACATGCCCGAAGACATGGACTACGTAGTAGAGAACTGGGACTCTGCTAAGATGGCTGGCAAAGCTTGGCAGCATAAAATGGCTAAGTTCCTCAATGAGGATAAGCCACGGCTACGTATACTAGTGGTAAACCCTGAGTGCTTTAGAGTAGTACGTAAGCGGGACGCGGACTCACTAGCCTACATCCGATCTTTCGTTAAAGCTGGTAAAGCCTTTATATCTGTGGATGAGTCTACAGTGATCAAGAGTGTTAAGGCAGGGCGTACCAAGTGTATAGTAGACATAGGGGAACTGTGTGAGATGCGGAGGATAATGAGTGGTTATCCTAACCCAGAGAGCCCGCTTGACTTTGTTGGCCAGTGTTTTTTCCTATCACCGAGTACCTTTAGTCTACCAAGAAGTCTGAGTGCGGCGTACTACGCCTTCAGAGCTAGGTACGCTATCGTAGAGAAACAGTTCATGGGGAACCGGAGCTTTGATAAGATAGCCGGGTACCAAAGGCTTGGGGAACTTAGCTCGCGGCTCAGTAAGTTCTCCACCCGTATTAAGAAACGCGATTGTCTAGATCTACCTCCCAAGATCTATAGACAGCATGTAGTTACACTATCACCCAAGCAGCGTAGGGCTTACAACGAGATGGTGGCTGACTGTGTAACTACCATCAGGCATCAGGAGGAAGAGCACACCATCACTGCGGAGATTGTACTGACACAAATTATCAGACTCCAGCAGATACTATGTGGCTTTACCAAGAGTCCTGACGGTGACATCATACCAGTAGACCCAGACATTATACCCAGAGAAGAGGGGCTGATGTCTGATCTACGCCGTGCCAAGGGTAAGAAGGTAATCATCTGGTCCCACTTCAGAGAGTCCATCCGGCGTATTGAAGCTCTCGTAATAGCTGAGTACGGTGCAGACTCGGTAGCGTGTTGGACTGGTGGAATGAAGGATCAGACTAAGGTAGATATAACTGCCGAGTTTCAGGACCCAGACTCTAAGCTACTGTATATCATAGCACAGCAGCGTGCTGGTGGGTGGGGTAACACCTGGACTGCGGCTACAGAGAACGCATTCTATTCTAATGAGTATTCAGCTGAGACTAGGATTCAAGCTGAAGATAGGACGCACCGCATAGGTCAGGAAGAATCTGTAGGCTATACAGATTTCCTAGTTCCAGGTACAGTCGATGAAGCTATACTGAATGATCATATTAGAAAACGGGCGCTAGGCGACAGCGTCCTTGAGGGTGAAGCCAGACTATCAGACACCAACATTAAAGATACTTGGTTGTCTCTGTTCAAGCCTATTGCTGATTGAGTTCGGCCTGCTTAGCTTTGGTAGCTGCGTCGAGGTCCTTGATCTTATCAAGCTTTACTGCGCAGTTACCAAGGTCTTCAGCCATTTGAAGAGCCATATCCCCGAATGAACGTTGATCGAACCCGGGACCTGGGACCTGGGTTGTTGGCTGGAAATCTAGTAGTGCTGGATCAATACGCGTATACAGCCACTTAGTCTCAGTCTTGACTACTGGCTCGCACGCCCCAATTACTTTGGCTGAGGAGCCGCAGCCTGTTAGCAGTGTACTCAAGCACAGGAGCTGCAGGAGCGTTGTCGGTTTCTGGAGCATTTGATAGTTCCCTTCTACTCTCTGAAATGTCGGACCTTATCCGAGTAATTGTTTCCCTCGCCTCAGCCGCCGCCGTATCAGATATATTAACGAGTTCCTGTGCGGTGTCCAGTTGAGTAATGAGTTCGTTGTTAGCTGCACCCAGCTCTTCAACCTTGCCGGCAGCTCGACTAAGTGCTGTGAGTGCATTAATTTCACCTTGTTCCGCGGCCTTAACATCTGACTTAAGCATACCTACATAGAAAAACAATGAGATACCACCAGCCGCAGCTAAGGCTGCACCAATTAACTTTACCTGACCTAGTCCTGGTATCATCCTGAACCTCCAAGTTGACGGATCCAGGCTTCAAGATCCGATTTACGCGTCCACAGGTCTTGAGGCACGCGCTTACCACTGCGTTGTAAGGTGTCTATACGATCTTGCACGTCCCACAGTTGCTGGTAGTAAGACTTCAGTTCAATCGTATCGATACGCGCAGCATTGTCAGCAACGGAGGCTGCGGATGCAGGCCAGAATCCCCACGTCTTTACTACAAGACCTAGTCCAGACAGCGTAATAATAGCTGTACCAATGATAGTGAATTTCTTCAACAAAGGATTCATCTGTCGTACTCCATCTGTTCCCACCACTGGCGTATGCGCTTTACGTAAGTGATCGTTTCCGCAGAGTGTCTACCTGTGATCTCAGGGAGGCATTCAATAATGTCTGTATATAAGCTCGCGTTGCCGCAGGCCCGTTGAGCTTTGAGTAGGTTTCCAAAGCCCGCGTTATAAGAGGATGCCGCAAGCCAATGGCGATCAAGAGCCGGTCGAGGAGACGACCAACCACGGTTGAGCGTGGACATATAGTAAGCTCCGGCATGTATCGCATGTTTTGCATCACGTGGGTTTACTCCTTCGATGCCTAGCTTCTTGGATACTTCTGCCCAAGTTGCAGGCATAAACTGTGCGAGACCTGCTGCTCCGACGGGTGATACAGCGAGTGGATCAAGGAGGGATTCCTGATACAGCTGGGCTTTCCAGGCTTTCCAGTAAGGGAAGTATCCCCAGTACCCCTTGGTAGCTGATCTGATTTCCCGGTCATACTTGTCAGGAAAATATCGCGCCTGCGAGGATGCAGAGGCCAATAAAACGCAGACCGAAATAGATGCAAAGAATACCACTAGAGTCTGAACCGCTTTTTGCAAGCGCATTAATCCATTCCTTGAAATTGAAACCGATAAGGCGGTCAGACATACGCGCGACACCAAACAAGGTGGCAATGGCAATGACTGCCCAGATAAGGTTTGTGAGGTTAGATAAGATAATGAAGTCCATGCTATTCTCCTGCTCTATGAACCGTTGTAGACTTTACGTAAAAGCCGCTGCACGTTAGACGCAACCTTGTTACGCCGTTCGATAAGTATGTCATCCATATCACGCTTAACTTGCGCTGTAAGACGAGGGTTATCATACAACTGTCTGCGCGCGTCGCGTACCAGTGTCAGTTGATTATGTATTATATTAAGCCTTGACCGCACCTTAAGTAAACGACTCTTTCTTTCGTCATCTAGTATGTCTTTGGCCTTGTCCTTCTGACCTTCATCCCGCCACTTAGTTAGCGTACGATGTGTCTCGTTAGCTTTGGACCTAAGGTCATAGAAGTCTGTTAAGTACCGCGTAGTACTAGCGGGTTCTTCTTGGATGAACCGCTTGAACACAGGCATCTGGTCAATGCGGAGTGCAGGACGTTCACCGTCTTCCATGAGACGGTAGATACCGTCGGACGCAGCTAAGGCATAGCCACCGATTGTACCTAAGTAACCCTGCACAAGGTGCTCCAGTCGCTTAGGACTAGTCAGCGTCTCAGGTGCTTTATCACCGAACAGTTCATGCATGAAGCTAGCCACGGCTCGCATGGGCTTAGACGTCATTGGATCGTATTGCGCTGGTGGAGATAGACCTTGATCGCCGATGCCGATGATGGGTCTATCTGTAAACGTGTTCTTGTTAGCCCACTGTTCAAGCATAGGCCAAATCACCTGGATACCAAGGGGATTGATAGCAAAGGTGTCTGTGATCATCCTTAGTGCAGCGTCCTGAGTATGTTTGTTCTCGTCGGTTCCACTGAAGTTAAGCATTGCACGCTCAAGTATAGTAGAGAAGATGGCTCCGACTTCGAATGGTTTAGGTATGCGGAAATGCTTGGGTGAATCTCCGAACACATCATCAACAACGTCTCCAGGGAAGATAGTATCCAGATAGATGTGGTAGTACGTATCCTTGTCCCAATCTTCTAGAGCTTTGTACCGCTCATCATCCTGGTTGACAGCGTACAGAGCAGCAGTGGCTGCAGTGATAGCCGCACCACGTAAGAAGAACCCGCCTGGGTCTTCATGCGCGCCACGACCTAGACGATAGAGACCCTGCATACGCGCGTTGACGAAAGGTATAGTAGCAGTCAGCCAGCGTACAGCCTCATGAGAGCCACGCATTGAGAAGTTCAACACGTCCTGCGCCTGAGCAGCAGCTTCAGCCTCTGTTCCGCCGTTCTTAAGCACGTGTTTACGGATGGCAATACGGTTAGCCATTTCAGTAGCACGACCGAGTCGTTCTAAGAAGCGCCAAGCGCGTTTAGGTGAGGACAGTATGCTCTCCACCACGGTGGCCTTACGGCCCTCAGTGTGTAGACGCTTAATATTACCACGCGCGGAGGCCGGTGCAGTCTTGTAGAAGCCAAAACCGCCACCACCCGCTGCAACTATGGCGTCAAGATTCTCTCCGCCTGTGTAGCCCTCGTGTACCCCGGCTATGACATCACGTAGACTAGTCTTGCCAGTTACGACAAAGGTCGAGACCGTATCCCTAAAGATATTAGCAAGCATAAAGCCTGGATCGTGTGTGACCATGTTAGTGAATAAGGTCTTCATGTTGGCTGCAGTCGAGATAAAGCCGGGTAAGGTGTAGTCCATACCAGTTAGTGCCTGAAGCGTAAGCGCATCATTCACCTTGTAGTACTTAGGCTTACCACCAACCATGACCGAGATAACGTTGTCACCCTTGGGTTTAGTAAGTGCAGCAACGTTCTCAATCAAACTGTTAGCTCCGGGGACCCCGGTCCTAGACACATCAAACCCGAGTTTACGCAATGCCTTTTTCATTTCCCCAACTGGGACCTGGGCTCTGGTAAACGCACGAGAGTTCTGTTCAGTAATAGTCTCGGTGCCTTCAAGCATCTCTGCAACCTTAATCATCGCGACGTTCTTATAGCTAGCATCTACTAACTTAGACAGGTTCATGACGATACCTTCAAAGGGATCAACCTGTTTGTCAGTGCCACCGTATAGAGCCCACATGCCTGACTTCTGGTTGGCTAGACCCTTACCTGCGTTAGGACCTTTTTTCAGTATGTTCTGTCTGAACTCGTCTTCCATGACTCTATAGAACGGTACGTAGTCAGTGGCTTCCCAAGACGGACGGGACTCAGCATCAATGATGCCAGCTGACTCAGCCATATTCAGAACAGACTTGTTAAACTTCTGCCATTCAGCATCGATGTCTTCAAAGCTTACGGCATCTGAGTGCTTTTCAGCTAAGGCTAGGAACCGATCCATATCCTCTTTGGACAGCAGTTCCTGCCTACCCTCTTTAGTTAAACGACTAGCGCGTTTAGCAACCATCCACGCTGCCCACTGATCCATAAGATCAGCATCAACTAACGGTTGGAATACCTCGAGCAGTCCTGTCGAGTCCTCCTGAGCTTCGAAGATACCTTTTTCAGGATTGTAGATAGTAGTACCGCTCATGAAGTAATAGTTCATGACCGAGTCTAGGTTCTGAGATAGTAAAGCTGTGCGCCACGGGGAGATAGATGCATCAAGGTACTCACCGTAGATTTCCAGCTCGTGCTGTCTCAGTGAAGAGAACTGATCGAAGAAACCTTGCTTAGCTGCGAGCCAGCCGTAATCCTTGAAGTAGTCAATCCAGTCACGGATTCTCTGGCCCCATGAACGCACGTCGCGGTGGAATACTTTGTTGTAAGAGTCTACTGTACTCTGGTCTTCACTATCAATTGACTGACCTGTAGTAGAGAACTTAGCGTTTGCTGGTGGCTTGTGAGAACGGAAGTAAGCGTCCTGCGCCATTAAATAACGCTTCAGAATAAACTCTTCGTTTGATAAGTCTGCATCCTCTTGTGACGCATTCTTAGATTTATAGAAGTCCTCTTCGTAGATGTCCTCTGTTGCTAGCCGTTTAGCCGACCTCCATATTACTTCGCGCAGCCACTTATTGGTTTCTTCCCAGCTCTGAAATATCTCTCCTGTATAGTCGAACGCTTTTGCGAACTGAGACATGATAGAGTTATAAGTGGCCGGGTCTTTGCGACCGTCTTCCAACGACCAGGCGAAGTGATACTCAGCCGTACGTAATGCTGTATCTAGTTCTAACTCGTTTGAAGCGTACAAAACTGAGTTGTTGATAGCATTCGCTTCATCACCAAGCTCACTTGCATTGCCATAAGGATGTATAGTACCACCATCTGTAAGTATGTCGCCTATGATAGTTAGTGTGTTAGCGATACTATCAAACTCTTTATATCCAGCTGTGCGGGATTTCCAGTCGTAACCGTAGTAAGGATTAGCTTCACTATCAAACTCTACTACGCCAGGTTGTTGAACAGTGTCATTGTGCTCACTCATCAGTTCATAAATCTCTTGCTCTATTCCAAGAGGTATCTCATCAGCGTTAATTCTGCGAGGAAGGTTTTTATTGAATTTACTGAAAGGATGTTTCCTCTCATATTCGTCGCGTACAGTAATTACAGGGTCAACTGAATATCTTTCGAATAAAGCTTTAGAATGTAAAGGCTGCGCTGTTTCTATATCGTGGTAGTACGCCGCGTTCCAAGCATCGTTTAATTCTTCACCGCGTAGTTCCTTACGCGCTTCACCCCAGCCGTCCAAAACGCGACTATGGTTAACGTCATAGCGATCAAATACACCATCCTCGTTATAAACGTCTGGTATATACTTAGACAGCAGCTTCTCACCTCGAGCAATTCTTTGCAGATACCTAGCAAACATTGCGCTGTAAGCTCTAGCTCCTGCTATCTCTGGAGTAATGACCTGCGGTAGCGGTGCTATGTCCAGAGGCTTAAGCGCAGTAATCGTGTTCTGTAGATCGGTAAACCGCGTAGCCCATGTAGCTGCTGCAGACATCCCGCGTAAGAATGCACGGCGAGACGTCGGTACCTGCAGCATAGCCTGCACACCGTCCTTCAGCTGAGTCTTAAGTTTCTCCTCTAGCGGAGACAGTACTCTGTTGAAGTACATATCCTTTTCGACGTCGTTTTCTATAGTCTCTAAGTGGGCAAGCCCCTGTTTATATTCGGCAAGCATCTCAGGTTGTGCGCCGTATTGTACCGGCAGATTAGCAGCTCCAGGCTCTACAGCCATAGCCATACCCAGTAAATCATCGACTGTGTTATCAAGGGATTGGGTCATGGTCGGAGTTACTGAGAACATCGTCAGCCGTTGCTTAACTGCATCTACGATTTGAGGAGACATTTTCAGTCCATTAACCTTGGGACCCTGCTTCTTGGTTTTCAGAGGTTGACCGAAGTTCTCCTTAACATTATCATTGAAGCGTTGTGAAACCTCATCAAGTATACTCTGGGCTATACGAGGATACTTAGGTAGCTGACCAGACACCGCGGACGCATCAGCATCTATCCTAGCATTGGACGCATAATCAAGAATCCCCCCTGTGATACCAGTAAGCTGCTCCAGCTGCGTGGCGAAGTTACTCTTATACGCTGGTGAATTACTTGGGTCGTTTACAACTAATGAAGCCTTACCTATAAACCGGCCGAGTAGGGCATCAGGCCGGATGTTCATTGTCTGTGTAAAACCGTTGATAGAATCAAACAGACCTAGCGGGTCAGCCTGGCTGTCAGCAAACCAATGAAGCAGCTCAGCGTTGCCGTCAGCAGCAAGACGAGAACGCAGACCGTTCTTGTTAATGGCGAAGGCTATATCATGCATGCCTTCCTCTACGTCAGCACGGTCAAACTTGTTAGCAACCAGCGCGTCTTTAAACTGTCTACCTAATTCTGTTAGCTGTACGTGGCTAAGGTCCACAGTCCGGTCCCATGATGCGTAGTCGTTACTGCGAGCCGGGGGTTTGCCTGCAGCTGCCTGCATACTACCGTAGATTTCCCAGATGATTTCCGCTAGAGTGTCTTCTGTAAGTTCACCTGATTCGTCAATGTGACCACGTAGCTGATCGCCTGGATTAGCTACGTTACGCGTTGGAAGGTCCTGCACAAAAGGATTATCAGGTAAGTTATCACCAGGTAAGGAAACGACGTCAGTCCAGCGCCGAGCTTGACCCACACCCTCCCAGTGCGTATCTAACTCTAGGATATTACGTGCGATGTCGCCAGCTATAAAGTCATGCATCATTTCGTAGGTATCAGTATGCACTGTAGTCAGAGACTGTACGAAGGGGTATCGAACACCAGGCACAGAGATACTTTCAGATCCACTAGGTTGTATGCCTCTCTCAACCTGCGCATCCGTAACACCTATACCTTTTAACCACTTGCGTACATCGTTAGCAACCTGCTTGTCGTATAGATTGACGAAGCCTGGATCAGCAACAGTGATTGGGTTGGGTAGACTGATCTCAATATTGTAGTTACTCTGGTTAACACCCAGCGCAGACGCAACCGCTGGATCATATTCAGTGGTATCATAGTCGCGCTCAAGCTGCGCAGCTACGTCAGGGAATTTCTTTTTAGCAGCTTCTATGTCGGCAATATACCGTTTATTGATCTCAGCTACCTGCGTAAAGATGCGGTCCATAGCCTCTTTATCTGTTATGTAACCCCTTAGTGCATCTTTGTTATGCAGCAATTCGTACGGGTTAGTATACTCGAAGTTATTATCTTCTGAACCCATAAACTGGTGTATCTGTCCGTCCTTAGGGTCTACAGCAAAGATGCCAGCTTCATCACCAAACATAGTAATGTCTATTTCAGTCACGTCCTCGATGTGGACATGGTTCCAGCGATCGTTAATCTCTTTTCCAGTAGGCCACAACACATAGCCGGCCTCGGTCTTAACAGCTTCTTGTACAGCATTCTTGATGACAAGTAACGGCCACTGGTTTTTATCGAACGCATGCTCAAAGTTCTCTTGGGCCCTACCAATAGACAGTTCATCAGACTGCAGCTCTACAATCCTAATAGCGGCAGCATCACCAACCTGTACATCCTCAAGAAGACTCCAGGCGAATGGTCCCATGCCGCCAGAGTGTCTGCCCCAGTGTCCGCCAGATAAATGGCCCTCGGATTCTACACCAGCTTCAGTGGTAACCTTAGTAGACTTGTGTTTCTTAGTTTCGATTGTAGTGCTAGATCCTGAATCAGCGAAGCCCATTAAGTGGCCGGAGACTAGGTCACCGAAGTCTTCGAACCAGTTTTGCTGGGCCTCTGTGGCTTCGTTAAGGTCTTCGAGATGCGCAACAGCCGCAGGACGCGTATAGTAAAACGTTGGCACAGTATCTTTTTGTGAAGCGTAGTACTTCCACATAGCGTCTTGTAGTGAAATACTTTCAGTGCCAATGTCCAGGTCGTGTAGAAGATCCATATTCCAGGTGATATAACGATCAGCCATTGTCTTGAGTCTGAGGTCTAGATTCGTATCATCCGCGTGGTTACGATTCTTAGATGCCATCTCTCCCAGTGAAGCGAAACCTGCTTTCTTAGCTATGTATTCAAGAACTTTAGCTACGGTCTCAGGTCCGGGGTTACCGAATATACCCTTGGTTATAGCCTCGAAGCGTCTGGCATGCTGCATATCCTGCACTTGCCTATCAAGAGCTTTGCCGGGTGGTAGTAAAAGCCCCTTTTTCTCTTTGTTAGACTGAATAACGTGGAGCGTGACAGCCGCTTGAGTACGACCTATCTCACGGTAAACCACTGCATCGTTTGTACCCATAGGAGCATCTGATCCAGGGTAAGCAAACACATGTTCTCGATAGTTAAAGCCGTACAGATCACCATTAATGTAGCTGCCAAACTTGGCATCATTACCACTATACGTGGTCTGCCATACCTCAACAGTGTTAGAGGCTGTGAAGCTTAGAATCTCTTCCTTAGTGATCTTATCATCAGCCTTACTCTTGAGCCACGCAGGTAAACCTACCCAGCGCGCTTCATTCACATTGAGGCCCTTGATCTTAGACATTAAACGAGGTTCGAACTCACCGGCTTTATTCAGTTGGTCTTTAATACGGAGACGGTAGTCTGCATCAGCCTCGTCTTGTTTCTGTTTAGGTTTCTTAGTATATTCAAACAGGGACCCGAACCATTGGTTACCATCTGCCTTACTAGGAAGTTTCAGGTTTGGATCATCGAAGGCGCGTTCAATGCCTGAGTCCCAGTCCTCGTTAACACTCTCCACGGTTACAGAGAACTTCCGTCCGGTCTTAGGATCAACGCGTAGTGCAGGCTTCTTACGCGTGTTAGTCCCGCGCAGTGTCTCGGGTTGTTTGACGGCTTTCTTACGACGCTTCTCTTCACGCGCAGCTAACGGAGCTAACCCAGCCTGCGCCATATCAACGCCGGCGAGAGCTTCCGTGACTTGCTGATCTACACGATCTGATTGACCCTCTGGTCTGCTACCAACACGGCCAGTGGAATAGCTTTCGAACACAGACTCAATAGTCTCGAAGCCCTGTCCAGCCAGAGACGATTTAATCTGACGCATAATCTTATTGAATTTTGCCCATGCAGTCTTGAGCACACCCTTAACGTTGGCAGGGTCTTTGCCTTGATGCACAAGTGTATCGTATCGCGCGGCGGCAATAGCGAAAGCTTCTTCGTTAGACAACCGTTCCTGATACATGTTAAGCAGCCGAGTCCTAGACTTGGCATTAAGCTTGTCCCACTTCGCTTGGCCAACCTGCTCTATAGTAGCCATGCGAACCAGCACGTCTCTGTTGTCAGCGATAGCTGAGAGTTCATCTACAGTAAAGAACCCGCGCTCCATAAGGAAGTGGACTACTTCGTGAGCAGCTGCTTTACGCGGATCCTTATTAAGAGCAATGGCAACCAAGTTAAGCGTAGGGTCGTAGTAACCAGCAACCTCTATTTCAGACTCACCTTGCTCTAAGTTACCGCCAGATGCATTAAGAGCTTCTTGGTTATCAGCAACATCAACCTTAATGGCCTGACGTAAGACAATACTTGGTTTGTCCTTAGGTAGGATCCTGTTAAGTATGGCTTCGACTTCTTGTCTTATGACCTTAGCTGTGGCCTTGAACTTAGGAGTAGTAGGCGGTGGCTGAGTGCTGAACTTAGCGTCGTCAGGATCGAACCTATCGTTGAAGACTGATTTGAACTGCTCAGGTCTGAACGCAACATAAGACGGCGCACCCTTATCTTCGTTCATGTTCTCGTAGGTGAAGCCGTCGTAGCCCTTCTCTTCGAGTACGTTGAACAGTTCTTCTTGCAGGTCTTGGTTGATGCCTGCAAGAGCGGAGTTACGCTGACTCTTACTACGGGACATTCCAGCTTCATCTCCGTAGTACATGTCATATGCTTGTTGTAAGAAACGCTTATCGTTCCAGACACGCTGCCACATTGACTGTATCTTACCAGTCTTCGTACCGTTCTTGTCGATCAGTCTGTTAACAGCATCCTTGAAGCGTGGTCCGCCTGCATCTACTATTCTGTCTATATCAGCTGTTTCTAATATACCCGTCTCAACAAGCTCTGCAGCGTAGTCAACTGCAAGATTGCCGCCATGGTCCTCAACCTGTAGAGGATTCTGTATATTCAGGTAGCCTGGGATTACACGCCGGTTGTCTGGGGTTATATCAGAACCCAGTCTTTCCTCGGCTGAACCCCTGGTACCGTAATGAGTTCCTGGTAAAAAGGTATCAAAGGGGTTTCGGGACGTAGTTGCGTGGTACACTAACCGAGGTACGCCGTTATTATAAGCTACTTCAGTTCCGCCGATGAACCTGTTAAAGAAAGGAGAGTTAGATAAGTTAGCGAAGATACGCGCTTCAGCTGTCTCAGCCTGTTCAACCGTACCGTTCAACCACTTCTTAAGTCTAGGGAAGTTATCACCGACGTAGTTGTACGCAGCGTCCTCATCTAAAGAAGCAAGTGTTTCTAAGTCTACTCCAGGAGTAGTAGAGAACTGTTTGTAACCCTCTTCCTTTTCACGGAAGGTCTGTTTAATCTGTTCAGGTGTTACGCCGTTGTCGAGTAAATCTTTTCTGGAAAAGAACTCAGGCAGTTCACGACCAGTATTAATAGCTTCCTGCTGAAGACGCTGGCGTACTGAACCAGGCAGATCGTTTACGTCAGCCATCTCCAAGGATGTAGCCTTGCGCGCCGCGTCTAAGATAGCACCTGTCTCAGCCTGTCTCTCACCTAGTGCAACAGCTGTCGCAGCTTTGAGTCTCGTCAGATCAACGAAGCCATCTTCACCATAGATACCTGGTGCATCGTCCTCAAACATAGTGAAGCCCTCACCCGGTACCTTACCGATAGGTGGCTCTAGTAGAGGAGTAGGCGGACGGTTCTGCATAGAAGGTGCGGGTAAAGCAAAGTGTATCAGCTGTTCCCCTGGGCCGGTTGGTTGAGGTGTATCACTAGGTCCCGGTGGGTCACCCGGTCCATCCTCGTTGCCCTTATCGTCACCATTGTCAATCCTCTTGGATGCTCGTCTTAAACCAAAGGCTCCAAGGATTGCATTAAGTGCACCACCCAACGTGGCGCCTACACCCGCGGCCTCTTTCGTATTAACGAAGTATCCTCTTTCCTCATCGTAGCCTACCAAATCCTTAGCAATAACGTTCTGACCTAGTTCAGCCAAGAACTCCTGTAGGCCTTCTTCGCCCGCGCCCTTAGCTACGTTGGCGAGGAACTTAGTCTTGGCACCGTCAGGTAAGAACTTGTCAATACGGTTTAGTGCGTTGATAATAGGAACAGCTTCAGTCGTACCTAATCCAGCACCTAGGAAGAATGCTTTCATGGAGTCGTCTTCGCTAGCACCATTAGCTTTCGCATCATCATACAGTTGCTGTGCAGTTACACCAGCACCCATAGCTCCCACGCCGATATAGCCTGCAGCTGTCGCAGCTTTCTTCATAACGCGGTTTGATGCAACCTGACCTACAGCACGTAGCGCGGCTGGGTTTACTACCATGCCTGCGGCCTTAGACTCTAGCGCTGCTGCACGCGCGGCGTCTCTACCGGCAATCCTAGCTGTACCGCGTGCACCAGCTGTACCGATAGCTTTTGATACTATACCACCACCAGCGAAAGATACCCAGTTACCTAAGCCCGATGATAACATCTGAGGAAATGATGGGTCAGCTGTTTCATTGATTGGAAACATCTCGAAGATTTTATCTTCGATAGCTTGGCCTGCAGCGTACGGACCAAATTTAGATCCTTGGTCGGCTGTATAGTCTTCGGGGACTAAACCAAGTTGCTTGTCTATATACGTACCAAGGGTGCCGGAGGCTTTGAGTATGTCGGCTGGGATACTGGCTGCGCCGCGAATGAACCGATTAGTTAAATCGCCTTCGGGTTCCGACTCACCATCAGACTCTGTAAGTCCAGGAGCTTTGTAATCATAGAAGATGTCATAGAGACCACTAATAACCTCAGGGTTCACAGCTTCCGTATTCTCTTCATCTTCTTCAGGCGGACCCGATAAGTCCATCAACCACTGCTCTGCGCGGCCGTCACCGCTCATGTCTGACAAAGTACTCTCCTAATCCGTCATTGATCATGTTCATCTGTTGTGTGATGATAGCTTTCTGAGCATCAAACTGATCTTGCGTTATCATGTTTGTCTTAAGCTGCTCTTGAATAGACTTAAACCGCTTAACGATACGCGCACGACCAATGTGTCTACCCTGTTCGCTATCAGCACCAAACTGCTGGATAGCACGGCTATCAACGTAGTCGTCTAGTTCTTGCGGTGTACGATCAGGTGCAGTTGGGTCTTCACTAATCTGTTTCTTTAGGGTAGTACTAAACTCACCAACCCGCGCACCAGCTTCGTTACGAATGACTCGTTCGTTCTGCTGTATCTCCTGACCAGATATAATAAGCTCAGCTCTATTGTTTGCACGAGTCTCATTGTTAGCAGCTGTATCATTATGTGCACTGATACGACCTGTTGTAGCTTCGTACGCGTCAACAGCCCGATCAGACCTTGCAATGCCTTCAGTACTAGCGCGGTCAGCTCTGCTCTCACCCGAGGCATGCGTGCGCTGGTCCCGAAGGTCCTGATACCTAGCAAGTAATTCAGTTGTGTCTAACGCACGGCCCAGGTTAGCAGTACGCGTGCTAGCACGCTGTGCCCTGAGCTTGTCGCCGTAATTCATAGCAGCTACACCACCAGCACCGATAGACCCCAGCGCAGTGGAGCCGCGCTGGCCTGCAGCCTGCATAGTAGCTAAGCCTGCACGCAGCCACTGAGCCCGTTTATCTTTCTCAGTAAGCTCCTCTTGTTCAGGAGCATTTAAGAACTCGCCCATGAGTTTCTCTAGCTGAGCTGCGTACGCATTGCCCGCAGGCGTTGTGCCTGCGGGTGTGTGTATAGGTCCTGACATATCAACCTGCGGTCCTGCAGGTATAGGTCCTGACATATTAACCTGCGGCGGTAGTCCACCAGCTTGCTGAGAAACCTGGGGACGACGGGGAGGAGGGTATGGTAGTGTGGAAGGTGGCTGCACAGAAGGTGGCAGTGTTGTTTGGCTTCCAATAGGTGGTTGTACACCAAGCTCTTCCCCATAGCCAATAGGTGGTTGTACACCGAGCTCTTCCTCATAGCCAATAGGAATCTGAACAGGTCCACGGCTAGGAATAGCTGATGTTACACCCCATGGCTGCGAGCCATCAGGAGTATATGAATGTATGGGAGCTTCACCTGGTCCAAACATCCTACGCGCAAGCGGATCGTATCCGCCCTGGCCAGTCGGTTGAAAGTTGTCACCGAACCGAGATAAAGCCTGCGAGACTCTAGGTCCTAGTGGTCGATACGGCATAATCTATCCCTAACCTATAAGTCCGGAACCGTACGCACTCAAAGCTGCACCAGCAACTTGACCACCGACGGATGGATTCTGTGTAAGTACTTCGCCAGTCTGCGTGGTTGAAGTTGGATATGGCGTTCCGCTTAGTGCACGTAGGTATGCGTCTAAGCCGCGCGTATCCCAGTCACGCTCATCAACGAAGTCTGAGTATGCTACGTCTAAGTTAGCTTGATCTACACCCTGTTGGTTCTGACCAGTGGTAAGCAGGTTGTTAAGGTCCTGCTGATCTAGGTTACCCTGCGTCACACCCAGGGTACCAACCTGTGCAGCTGAGTCAAGACCGAACTGAGTCTCTTCGTTGAACTGATCAACGTTAGTATTGTACGCATCAAGCGAGTACGCATTGTCTGCGTTATGCTGATCAGCACTAGCGTTGAACGCGTCAAGTGAGAACTTCGATCTGCTCTCTTCAGCTGCAAGCCGGCGCGCATTCTCAGAGTTGTACTGATCTGTGTTGAGTTTGAACTGCTGCGCCATTGCACCTTGGTTAGTAGTCTCAACGCCGATGCGCCTGTCTTCATCACCAGCGTACTGACCGTAAGCTGTATCATACGCCTTAGCTAGGGTGTCTGAAGTGTTACGTGCAACTGTATCGAAAGTATTGCGGTCATGTTCAGACTCTACAATACCGTGCCGCGATCCACCATAACCCCCAGACAAGGCCGCGTTACCCGCGATCTTACTACGCATCTGATTAGAGCGTCTCATCAGTTCGTCGTTCTGGTATTTCAGCTGTGTGTTAACAAAGGGGTTGAAGTACTCGTTGGCGTTCTGCGTGTTCCACTTGGTGGCATCACCTACGCGATCTGCAGAGTACTCGCTACCGTAGCCAGCTTCACTGAAGTTAAACTCACCATCAAATCCGCCGAACGCGTCACCAGCTTTGTAAGCACCGAAGGAGCGTTCGCCCATAGCTTGCGTCTGCGCGATAGCATCAGTCATAGCTCCGGTGTGCTGACCAGCGCCAGAAGCAGCCATATCATTTGCAGTGTTCTGATTGTCAGTTAGACCAGCAACACGCGGTCCGCTGTATGGTGTGTATTCCTGTTCAGCAATGTTTGTAGCAATGTCAAATGCGTTTTGAGCAGGACCCTGAACCCAATCAGGTATCTCTGTCACAGTGTTACTTGTCACTTGTTCCACGTCATCACCACCGCCGAACAATCCAAAGAAATTACACATTAGCTGCCGGTCTCCAATACGTTCCGCCTAGATTGACGAAGCCGCGCTTAGTTAACATTGTATTCATCTCTTCCGTATTAAGCCCAGTACCTACTGAGAACCTAAACGGCGCGTTGTTTTCATCCACATACTTAATAGCTTCAACGTACATTCTACCAGCAGCAAGAGTTTTTCTGTAGTCCTTATGAACGTAGAACCACGCATCCTGCATAAAAGGCTTACCAGACCAGTAACACCCATTGTTCATTATACCGATCGAACCTATAACAATTCCATCGAATACTGCAACCAGACAAAAGCATTTAACTACTATGTTGGTTATGAATGGGGCTAGTACGTGCGCCTCAATCTCGGGTAGATTAATGTCTCCTGTTTCACTATGTAGATGCTCAATCAGCCTGTAAATCTTTGGTATATCCGCTACACCTGCGTATCGTATTTCTAGCGTGTTGTCTTGCTCTGTGTCTTGCTCTGGCATGCTCTGTTCCTCTGTTAGTAGTATCCGTTAAGCCCCAATCCAAACTGGTCGTAGAAGTCTGCACCAAGGCCTAATCCACCTGTACCACCACCTTGACTACCATACGTAGCGTACCAGTCCAACCACTCCTGTGGATTATTCGGATCATACTGCGGCGGATTGTTAGGGCCGTAATCGTTTGGTAAATCACCTGGATTAACCTCTACCGGATTCTTAATACCGTTGGGCGTAGAACGGTTCTCACGCTTCTGAAAGAAGGTGTGGCCACCGCGTTCGCCATAAGTCTTATAGTCACCCTCATACTCATTCTGGGGTTTCGAATAATCGAAGTGACTCTCCATCTTTGGAGACACGCGCGCGTTGTTATCTATGCTCTGGGCTGTAGGTAAACCACTCATGCGTGAAGCTTTCCAGTAGCTAGTAGGTCTGTAATAAGTGTACCAAGGATATCACCAAGCTGCGTATTAGTTATTGAAGCAGGGTTAGGCAATGTTCTATCCTGTGTAACGTTTGTAATACTCCATCCCACACTAGCGGGCTGACGCTGGTGGTTCATCATATCTGTGAGTGCAGCCATGGCTTGGTTGAGTTTCCTAGCCGTCATATCTGGATCATCATCAGCTAAAAACGTAGGTAGCTTAAATACCGGGACACCTATCGGATGGGTCATCTCTTACCCGACTGTCTTACTTCGATACCAGGGCTATCCATGCGCCAATCACCATCTAGTGCTGTATCACCTTCGAAACGTAATGAAGCTTGTCGTGCTCTAAGTCTTGGATTAATTTTAACGACTGTCGAGTTAATAGTAAACGGACCTTTGGAAACTTGCGCGGAGTTTGGATACTTCTTACCGCGTACGTACACGGATAAGTCACCCACGATGTGTGGTTCTTTAGTCTGCTTATCTATAGCAAAGTTAGGTATTAGCTTCCTGAACAGCATGTTGTGCTGTCCCTTACTTAGGCGGAAATCATATGTCTCTAGGTATTCACCCATGGCTGTAACACCGTCGTTGAAGCCAACTTCGTGCGTCCATAAGAAACCGTTAGTACACACCGCGTACGGGGAAGCATATATGCTGGTGTCTGCCCAGGCCGTTCTATTAAGCGAGCCATAGTACCACACCTTTTCCTGGTAGTTATAGATAGCATACCGATCGTTAAGTTGCGCGGCTTCTGAACAGTAGTGCCACCACACCTCATTGTTAGCTTTATTCAACCCGCAAGCTATACCTGACTTCTGTTCATAGTTAATATCTTCAAATACCTTAGACCAGATATCGCAGTTCATGGTTTGCAACGTACCATCATAGACATAGAACTGATCCCGGCCCATGAAGTATATAACACCTGAAATAGATATACCTGCGTTGGGTCCAATGATACCAATCTCAGCATCTAATAAGAAATTAGAGAATACGTAAGGAAGTCCAATGAAGGTCTGACGATAGACTGAACTATCAGTAAACACAAGAGTCTCACGCTCAGTGTGGATGGCTGCAAGTAACTCAGACCCTATAGGAAATCTGAAGTCAGCTGAGTAGTTATCGTCAGTCGCAGTCCAATCAGTATAGTCAGCTTCATCACACCACTGCATGTATAGCTTATCTTGTGCGCCGCTAGTTGTACAGGCACACGCGACTAATATCTGGATGAAGGGCGATACGTATGAAAAGCCTACAACCGCCGGTGAATTAGTGATAACCTGGGGTCTGGCCGGGTGGGCTGATACGTCGTAGTAATACAGCCCTTCGTTTCTTGGGTTGATGACTACGTCTTCTCCCCACGTAGATAAAGAGTGTGTGCGTAGATCAAACAGTATAGCTGACGTTGTGCGCGGGGTGTTCCAGGTTGAATCGTTCCAGGTACCTGCGTTGTAGCCTAAACCCGCGGTAGCTTGAGAACCACCAATAGGCACCTCGTAGCCAAACTCTACTGCAGCTCCACCTACAGATGCGTCCGTGCTACTAGCTGCAGAGCTATGTGTGATCTTAAACGTGTTAGCATTCACCAACGTAGTAACGTCGTATCCACCGTCTATAGTTATACCACCACCTGCATCTACATTGCCATACCAAACCCTTGATCCCACAGTTGTTCCATGAGCTGTATGCGTCACAGTAACTATAGCTGAGCCACTAGTCATGGCGAACGGATTAGTTAACGCTGTTAAGCCACCCGCGTAATCAGAGGTAGCCTTCATGTACGGTGTAATGTCTGTTACGGTACTCAGACCTGCTATACGGTAGTACTTGGTGTTCGTACCAACAGCTAAAAACTTCTCGAACGAGTTGCTTGCCCAAGGTAGTAACGCACGTGCAGCGCCCACCATAACCGCGTCAAGAGCACTCTGGAGCCAGCCACCCATCTTCTCAGGTAGCCTGTTCTTAAACCGAACTCTATCTCCGTCCTTGTACCTAGACGAGATTTGGTTATCTGCGCCTTCGGTATAGAAACCCGGTAGTAATACCAGGTCTACATCCTCTTGAACTCTTGGCTTGCGCTCGGTTTGATCAGACATCTAGATACCTGTATCTGGGACTCCGTTATCAGGCCATCCAGCCTGAACATCTATAGCATTGATCTCTGTTAAAGTTGTTGCTGCGTTTAACTGAGCTTTCAGTAAGAGCTTATGTTTGAAACATGCCACAACATAAGCACCTATTGCCAAGCCAAACGCAATTAGTTGTGCATCAGTCATAGGAGTAGGATTAGCTGCACTATCAGCTGGCTGCCAACCGCCTCCGTGCGTGCCACCTGGTGAACCAACCTGACCATTCAGAGTAATTGCGTTATTAACTAGGGCTTTGGAGTCTGGGTCTATTTCGTATATGATACCTTCAAACCGTAGCTTATAATTCTGCAGAAAAGTCTTTTTAGTGCGTATAGTGTTCATTTTATGCAGGCGAACAGCACTAACCTGAACAGCGTCAGACTTGTTACTAACAGTACCACTTAACACAGTGTCTAGCACACTATCATACAAAGCTATACCATCAGTACTCTGCGTAACCCGGTCATACGGAGGATTCTTAACTACATAAGCGCTGTGTTCGGATAGCCACGCTTCGTTAACAGGAAGGGGTTGAGTAGGATACAAAGTACTAAACGGTCCGATAGAGGCTATTTCACCGTCCGATACAGTCGCTAATCTAGTAGACTTCAATATGTTTGTCATTATTCTGCTCCTCTAGTTGGTAGGAATGTGTCGGGAGGAGTGAAGGTAGTCGTGTACCTAGCTGCGTACGTCACACGTATGGCTTCGATGTTAGCCTCCATCTCGCTGCTCCCTGCGTATAGATCGCCGATCTGTATCGCGTCAGCTCTGATAGTATATACGTTAGCGTCTGTGTAATCTGATCCAGTTTGTGTCCCATCAAGGAACATCTTTGTTGTGCCACCAGATCGACAAACAGCAATATGATACCGAGTACCTGCAATTAAACTTGCTCCGGTAATCCGTGTCGCAGCCGCAGCATGTAGAGTTATAGGAGCACCAGCACAATACAGCAAAGGTGCCGATGTATTTGAGGCGTCTCGCATCTCTACGATACCTTGCCCCGCAGCTCCGTCGATAGTAATTGGCCGAATAATACACTCAATAGTAAAGTCCTGTGCACGGATTGGTAAGGCATTACTCGCGCCTGTCAGTGCGTAATCAGCTGCACCATCTATAAGTAACGAACCATCATCATAAAGTATCTGAGCTGTGTCTACTTGTGCATTACCCGCGAGAGTGATGTTGGACCTACAAGTTGCATCCCAAATTCCTGCACCGGCCATACGCACAAGCAGCTTCGTATTTGCGTGTATAGTTGCGGGGGCTGTAGGTACAGTAATATCTCCAGAACCTGTACTCAGCGCAGTGCCTACAATTAAATGTACCTCACCAATGTCACCTTGGAAAGCATCTACACCACCACCACCACCGATGTAGGCATCTTCCGTTGAGTTATGCAAAGAGCCTAGTACCGCGCTACCTTCGTGAACTCCGTTGACCCACAGCCTATGAGTTGTTCCGTCAAACGTGACCCGAAGGTGAGTCCAAGCGTCTAGAACCGGAGTGCTTGTTCCATCCAAATCAGTCTGCGCTGTACCATTGGTTGACAGCGCAACATACCAAATCCCGGACTCCTGCCGAACATTGAAACTTCTTTGATTGCCTGTACCAAGGTGGTGTGAATAAACAGAATGAGAAGTCCCACCAGAACCGCCCGCAGCCGTAGGGTAAACCCAGGCGTCAAACGTATAGTCATCATCTTGCGTGAAGTTGGCGTGGTCTGACATTGATAAGTAGTCGCCCGTACCATCGAGCGTTACAGACCCGCCGTGTACCGCAGGATTGTAAGAAACTGTTGACAGAAAAGGTCCGCCCGCGACAACAGGTAACTCACCTGCAATAGTAAACGCCAGGGCATTTGAGCTTTCATCCATCAAACGGCTTGACTGGCAGCACAATACCAGCGTGTTTGTTATGGCAGTTAACGCTGTTGTCGGCACAGTATAGCTCGAAGTACCGTAGACGGTTGTAGTGGTTAACCGGACATTACTAAGTATTCCTACATCAGCAAATTCGCCTGTGTTGTACAGGTTAATTCCGAAAGATGTACCTATTGACGCTGCGTGTGCAACGTTACCCTGCTGCACGCCGTCAATACCCACATAGATTGTGCCCGATACACGCTGCATAACATAGTGATACCAAACTCCGTCGTCTGGCCTACCATTGGTTATAGTAACGCGCTTCTCTAAAGCATCGAAGTTCCATACAAACTCGTCATCAATGACGCCAACGTAACCCGCATCCATTCCAATTGGTAGAATGTACGAAGCATGTCCGATTTCCTTCTTGAACCAAAACTCAAGCGTAAAGTCGCCCGTACCGATTGTCGTACCTAGCGTGCACGAAGCATAGTTTCCGTTGTGGTTATCGCCTGTGTGTATGCCCCAACCGTTAGGCTGGAACGGGCTAAAACTTCCTTGGTGACTATTGCCGGACGCTGTAACCGTATGAGCACCAGTACTGCTATCCGTAAACGTGCTATTATCCGCACCGTCGTTGCCGGAAGCCTTCAGCAGCAACATAACTTTATTAAAGAGCGCATCTGTAGCTTCTGCTGGTCCACCACTAGCGGGTATGAGGCCTGATATCTTCACTAATCATAGTCCCCTTGGTGCGAGGCTTTTACTGTAGCACCCTCGTCATTGGTCCAGAATATGACCTCAACAGTTTTACTAGCTGTGAAACTAGGGGTTCCGACTGAGCCCCAATCAACTGCGTTGCCTGAAGATCGCTCAAGCGTTAGTGAATACGTTGATATAGCTACCGAAATCTTCCAAGCTTGGAATAAACCAGATTGCCAGTAACTATTGCTTGTACCAAAGATCAGTGTTAGGTTGCTGGATGCAGTTGCTGTAATAGCATCACCGAGAGCTAAGTCAACGTTGTTTGATCCGCCAATCGTACCAAGAGCATTATCCCTTGTGATGTAAGCTGGTTCACCTATGCGGCGCGCCGTAGTATCACCACGTGTCTGTACTAGCATGACTGTACCGCGGGGCAGTACCACACCAGTACCACCTGTTGGTTTAAACGTAATGTCGAAATTGCCAGTGGTGTTGTTATGAACGAACCACCAGCGCTCTGTATCTTCTACAAGAACGTCGATGTCGTCGGTTAAAGCACCGGTAAGGTCTAAGACACGCTGGCGCGACTCGTCTGCTGTACCGTCAGTGGCTGTGAGTGTTACGTTAGATGAACCAGCAACAGACTTGGCTAAGTAACCGTCTACCGCTTCTTCAGTCTGTGAGATTACTGCATTGAGCTTAGTTCCCCAAGCGCCGTCGTTCTCTCCCGAACCCTGTAACTCAACATTCCAACGTGTAGTATACGTCGATGGCATAGCAAGAACTCCTAAGCTAACCGTATGAGAGCTGTTGAAGCTCCGGGCGCTGGTAATTGCACTGTAAATGTACCTGAACTAACACCTACGTCTGAACCAAAGTCCAGAACACATATAGCTGCGTTCGATTGTGATGAATTATACAACAGCGCACCACGACATGTAAACGTCGAAGATGTCCACGGCACGTCGTCGAAGTCGAAATACGCCGTAGTACCAGACAGTGTGATAACCGGGGTAGTTACAGTTTCACCCCCAGCACTATACCCTGTACCTGTTGTTTCGTTAGTTACTGCGTACGCAGTAGTAGCTGCACCCAGCGTAGCTGAACTTGTGAACAGTGCCATCTTAATAGTATCTGTGTCTAAGTCATGTATCCCGCCTAAGAGTTCAGTCTTAAAAGAACTACATAACGCCTGTGTTATAGCCATTTATTCTTCTCCTATGTATCGGCCGAAAAACCGGCTGAGTCCCTTTTGTCTGTGGATAAATGATTCTTATATTGAGCGGCGTACGCAACAAGACGCGGGTCATCATCAAAGAACTCCAACGCCTTCAGACACGTTTGGTAAAACAGGGCATTGGGTGTATTAAGTGAGATCCAGTTACTAGGTGCGGCATCTGATAGTGGATCAGGTCTACCGATAGTTTTAAACACGTAGTCGTACGATTGAGCAGGCGCGGGTGCTACCCTAATATTTGTTTCGTCAACTACTCCGAAGAAAACAGGCTCAGTCTGCACACTATCGTCTGGCGCATAGTCCAACAGCCACTCTTCTGAACGTTCATCTAAGAATACCTTAACACCAGAGACCACTATATAGAACCAGCGTATACCAACCATGGGTGTTGTGTAAGCCTCGAGTGGACCGTTAACAGCGCCAGATACCTCTGCATCAAAGATACGTAGATTAAGATCCTTAACAACTGTCATCTCAGCAGAAGGAATAGCAATAGTTTCGAGATACGTTACGAACTCCGCATCGTCTTCTTCTAACTCGCTCTGTACTGCGGTCTGAAGACTATCGAATGTGTATGAAAACTGCGCCATCTAAGCGTGACCCCACGTACCTTCGCTAAACGCGTAGTTGTTGTAACCACCGACAATAACCTCACCTAAGCTCATAGTCATAACCTGCGTGCTTACTGGATTAGCAGAGTCTACCGCTGCTATAGTGCCTAGTGCGCTAGTTATACCCGGTGCCTGGTTCGCAATAACATAACCAGGAAGAACAAGCTGTTGACCTAATGACATCGTCGCGACCTGGCTCTCTTCGATTGCCACGGAGTTGATAGCGATGCAACAGCCAAGATAGGAGGACATATTGAAGGCTAACAAATATCGCTCACCAGTCTCAGGGTTCACGCGGCGAGGCGTAACTGTCTTATTCTCTACATCATTCTGTGGGCGTGGGTTACGTAGAGCTGTACTGTCTACTGGTACCTTGCGACGCTTGCGGAAGTCTGGGTCCCAGCATCCAGCGCACGCGTATGTGCCTGTCTGCGGCTCCAATGTAACCGTGTCATACGGTACCTTATACCCACACTTGCATTCTCTGAATGAGTGTTTGCCTGATGAATATGTGGGCACTAGCCTCTCCTACCGTACGCGTACGGTTGTACCCTCAGAACTCCCCGGTCTCTATCAGCGCCCGCCGCCTTATCTTTAGAGCGCATTGCGTCTGCAGTTAGCTTACGCAGTATATCGATTTCAATAGCGACACCAGTCAAAGCTTTCTTCTTCAGAGCTAATCTAGCTGCTAGTCCAGCAGCCACAGCTTCCTGAAAGCGGTAAGGCATATCAGCATCTTGGTTACCAGCTGTAACACGCTGAAACTGCTTAATGCCAAAGCCCTGGATAGTATCACCTGCGACATCTGTAACTGGCCAAGTGATTAACTGCGGTTGGCGTGATAGTAATATGTGATAGTGTGTTGGGCGACCTGGGGAAGATTTGTTTGTGAGAGCTTGGTAGTAGTCGTAACTCATGCGATGCATGGGATACTCTTTACTATCACGGCGTAATGAAATGTCTAGTACGTCTATGAATGCGGTTTCAAGATCGTATGTAGCTGTGGTTGCTGTAAGTGCTATACCTGATAGCTGCGCAACAGCCCACTGGTTAATTTCGTCGTTAGCCCAGTCAACGAACATCAGGTTCAGAGACGTGCGGGCTTCTTTAAGTATGTGGTGATTTTGGTCGGTCCAGCCAATACCGACGCGAGAACACGCCTCGGTTACAACTTCTTGTACGTTAACCGTACTGTTATATATTCCAGAAGCCGCCACACTTACCTACCATCGCCTCCGTCTGAAGGTCGCTCCTGATACTGCGTATACCACCGCTCGTCGAACCGACGCATCCAAGCGGCCATATCAGAATACTTGTCATCAACACTCTGCACTGCAGCTTCTATCTTGGCCAGTTGAACTGGGATTTGGGTTAGTGCCGCTACATCTGATTCTAAGTTATCAACACGCGTATCAATCTTACCAAGCCACACTGTGCCGAGCACTAGCTGTCCCACGATAACAAGAACTATACCGACATTTATTTCTTTACTAAGATGCCAATCAGACATTATACCACTACCTTCTAATGCTGCATCAGACATGTCAGGACACCCCAGCTGGTGTTAGATACATCGTAGCTGGATCTGTTCCTGAATTAATCTGAAGCCGCACCGCGCGGCATCGGTTGGGTAGTGCTTGATCTACGTCTACAGCTTTGGCAGAGATAGCAGAATCAGTGAAAGCAACAAGACTGGAGTTCAGCGCATCTCTATCCCACACATTACCCTGGGTCCACTGAACTGTCCAGTTAACTGTACCAGCACCTACTGTCACAGCAATACCTACATCGAAGGTGTCTGTCCGGTCATCCATTGGAATCCAACCAGTTGAACCTACACCGTTCGTGCCGATTATAATATCACCAGTACCTGCGCCAGATATAACTATGCTAGATACTGTGTAAAAGTGGCCAACCGAGACTGCTACACCTGTATCAAGACCCGCAACTACTTCAGTTACATAGTTGCCAGATTTAAGTATCTGGCCGGTGATGGTGAATGTTACACCTGTTTCATCACCAGCTGATGTGATGCCGACTTGTCGAGGCCAGCCGTGGCTGTCTAAAGTAGCAACACCGTCTGTTGCTAGTGCGCCTGTTATTGCTAATTCACCTGCACCGCCCGGTGTTGCAGACAAGAAGATCCCGTTCGGATCCGCTGCTTCCATCGAGATTGTTTTCGTTTTGGGTCTCATAAGCTAACCTCCTCAGTTAGAGTTTAGCCGCCGTATTGGGTGACACCAAACAGATTTTCTTTGGAGTTATTTGCAGCAGGTATGATACATGCAACGAAGTTGACTGTACCATTGCACGCTGTGTTGGGGGTGATTGTCCCGCGGACGTCGCCCGTAGTTGAAGTGGCCGTACTAGTAACAGCGACGACCGAAGTAGCTTCTGTAAGCTCTTCAGTGTTATCTGCAAAGAAGGCGATACACGTTCCAGCATCCATACGGATGGGCAAACCTAGTGCGTTACCCCAGCCGATGTTGCACGTATTGGCTTCAGCGTCAGCAGCCGCGGTAATTGCGAGGCTGGTAACAGTCTTAAAGGCTTTGACCGTTGCATCAGCTTGAGATGTGCCAGTCGCTGCAACGGTAACTAGCTCAACCAGCGTTTCGCCGTACTCGTCCGTACCAGTCACAGTAACTGTCATTGCTACAACAGATGAATCGTGTGTGGTAGTGACTGTGACGTTACGCGGTACGTCTAGAATCCAGGTTGTACTTGCGCCGTCAGCTGGCGATGTGCCGATGCTGTCGAGGTCGTATGTGACTGTTTCAGTGTCTGGGAGTTCAGTCGAAGTGGCCGCTTTGATTAAGCCGTCAGCGTCCAGAGTGAGAGGAGCGCCAAGAACGTAACGAGCCACCATGCTAACAAGTTGCCCCTTGCGACCGTATCTCGCGTGGGCAGGACCGTATTGTGCCGCCCCGATGTACGTTTCATCTGCATGGCCCATGTGCTGCTTCGACATATCGTATAATCCTCATCTATTGTTTCAAGACACTGACGCGCACGTCAGCAAGAATGTTGATACTATTGTCGACAGTTTTTAACTCGATGTAAACATTAAAAAAAAACGGCCCCACCGTTAAGCAGGGCCGTCTCTCTTAGTAATCTACCCAGCAGGGAGATTAAGCGCCTGGTGAACCCCAGATTGCGCGCCAGTCAGTCCAACCAACTGAGAAACGACAACGTGTCTTATAACGCCAGTTGCCTGTTTCAAAGTCGCCCTCGCCTTTACGGCTTACGGCAACCCGGTCAAACCAACGCAGACCGTCCATGGCATCAGTCTTGATGAACCATGCGTCTGAATCAGTCAGTCGCGTGATGACGCAGAAGCCCTGGGGAATCATACCCATGGACTTGAGCGCGTTGACGTCGTTGTCCTGAGTGCCAGGGCGATACATGGTTTCCATGATACGCGTAGCAACGAACATCAGCTCAGGTGGGATAACGAGCTTTTGCCCATTAAATGCCGCCGGGATGCCACGGTCGTCTGTAGCATTCCGAATGTCGATTAGCATCTGTTCGATAGAAGCTTCAGACAAATCGGCCGGAGTAGCAAGCTCATTAGCATGCGTACCGCCACCAGCCAGTGGGTGCAGGCGTGAACAAAGTTCGACGCCGTCTCCACCGAGGTAGAAACTGTTGAATGCGCGGTTAAGAATCAGTGCGCCTTCAATTTCTTTTGTGTGGTTCACGGACCGAGCAAGGTACTTCGTATACTTGCTGGATACTTCCATATAGAGGTTATCTTCGATAGCCTCTTCAGTAACACTGAAAGCCAGTGCGTACGTTTTATGGACGTAACGTGAGGTCCAGGCTTCGCCACCTTCGTCGTATGAGACGCCGGCGCCTTCACCTTTTTCCTGGGCTGCACCCAGACCGTAGACCAGTGTGTCTTCTTCAAATGCCTTCTTTGAGGAACTAACATCGAACACTTGACTGTATTCGTTGATGTACTCTCCGTACATTTGGTCGAAGACGGTATTTAGTCCAGGTTCAAGAAGACCTGGTAGTGATGAGCGAGTTACCGCCATGATTCAGTCTCCCTAAACCGCTGCGGACGTTGCACGGTTGATGTGTTCGTTAATAATAACGTTCACATCAGCGTTCAAGCCGACTTCGTTATCGACACGCTTCGTCAAGCCGAGAATCTTCAACTGACCACTACCAGACGTTGCGACACTAGCTGTGCCGAGTTCCTGCGTAGTAAGACCAGTTGCCGTGTTCCCGCCTGTACCAGCAGTGTCGGCCACATTACCTTCCATCGCGGCGGTATACGTACCGTCGTTCTGGATAGTAAAGATAGTGTCTGGATCATCGTAGACCAAAGCCACAATATCGGTACCGACTGTACTAGCCGTCCAATAACGCGCCCAGACTGGGTGACCATTTGCATCAACATACCGAACGCCTGCAAAAACACCCAGATTGTCAGCGTTGGTAACACCTGAAACGGCGATGTTACTACCTGTGCCCGTTCTCTCAACAAGTTGCCCTGTGAAGATATTAGTGCCATACGCTGACGCAATAGAGTATTCATTCAGTCGATTCGGAGTGCCGCCTGACAGATGGCCTGTAGGCACTAGCCCACGAGGTGCATCAAGATTTGTCATTTGTGCTTAACTCCAAAAGTTAGAATGTATCAGTCCCGAAGAGCGACGCCCCTGGATACTGAGGACTCATTTTTGTGATCAACAAAAGGCATCCGTTTATCTTGGATAGATAGTGCATTATCCTGTACCGCCCGTACGAGCAAATCATTCTTCTTGGCAATCATATCTTTTTTGACCTTCAAGAACGATTTAGGTATCTTACAGAGAACAAGTCCCTGAATACCTATCATCCCGTTAAAGTCCCCGTTCTTAATTGTGGGGGCGTGGAAGCCAGGAAGTTCCTCAGGCTGGACTGGAACGAAGCCGCGTTGCAGGGCTCGTCCAAAGTTCCCAGGGTCTGGGACGTTGGCCAATTCCACACGAACATAGCGATATGCAAAGTCCGCATTAGCAGGTGAGTCTGGGGGTGCAGGAAGAGTACTATAGTCCCAAGCAACCGCGCGCGACATAGCTAACCGCTCTTCTTCAGAACGATCGTCTGCCGCACGGACCTCAGATGTACGATCCTCGTTTGCTCGAGTATCCTCAACGTCTTGGTCCGAAGCTTCATTAGCTGATGTGTACACAGTAGGTTCTGGTACATCAGCTTCTTCACTGCGAGATTCTCCGGTTTCTTTAGATGCGCTACTCTTAGTCATGCGCTTGGTCTCCTCTGTCTAGGCTCAGTTTAACGGCGTTAGGTAGCCTGTTGGCGCCGCAGATTCTTTGCGTAAGTTTTCATCAACTCAGGGTTACCAGCAAAACCAAGACCCTTAGCAATATCAATTTCGTCCTGGTCGAACGTGTGTTTCCGTGGGTTCTTATTTTTGGTACCATTCTTAGGTTTTGTACCATTCACCGGAGATTGTCCAGACTTACGTGAACTAGAGTTCTTCGGTGGTTTACCAAGGGCTTCCTTAAGCCGTTTGGATAATTCTTTGTAATAGCCGCGTGTCTGCGGTGTCATACCCTCTTCGGTAAGTTCCGCGTCAATTGCATAAGCAAGAGCGGTCTCACGTTTAAATCCAGCTTGACGGAACCAGTGTCCGTTCTTGCCCATCCAGGATTTACCCTCAGGAGTCTGCATGCCAGTAGGCCTAGCCGCAGGCTGACCTGCATTTTTCTCTGCGTTCGCGCGCTGGGCATGAAACTGTGTTTGAAGTGCTTTAAGATCAGACAGCCGTTCTTGGAGTTCAACCTCACCTTCGGCATCATCGTCCCGCTTAGCTTTGACCAGGTCTTTCTTGGTTTGAACAACGTCAGCATCTAATCCAACCAGCGCATTATCAAACTCTTTTTTATGCATGCTTGATACACTTGCAGTAAGAGATTCGATCTGCGTGGAAAGTGTTTGAATTACCTCGCCAGCTTGATTAACGTCTGACGTTAAATCGCTGATGCGCCCCTTAGCAGATTTATCAAACCGCCTGGGCTTGATGCCTACGCCTAGGTCATCGTCTCCGTCGTCATCTCCGTCATCGTCGTCTCCGACAACGCTCAGGTCGTCGTCATCGTCGCTGTCATCATCATCGTCATCGGGCTCGTCAACATCATCACTGTCATCAGCATCATCCGAAAGCTGGACAGTCTTTGGTATACCGCGATCAGACAGATCAATACCACCGATATCCGGTAAGCCGTCCTCGTTGCTACTAAGGTCGTCGTCTGTCAGTCCGTCTAAACGCTTAGGTTTAATTGCCATGGTACTCTACCCTCTAATCAGCAAATGAAAGATTTGGCGTGAACGCTGTAATAGCGTCTACGTCTGTTACGCGCCCGAGTATGTTATCGTCGTTAAGCATTGTAAACCAAGCTTCTCCAACTCTAAATCTTTGACCAGCGAACTTTGGAATAAGCACCATGTCACCTGTGTCGCACCACGCACCTGACGCCCAGGTTTCACCCGAGGCTCTAGCCTTGTAGCAGCCGTTGCCCATTGAGACCACTTTAACTACGGTAGTTTGCAGTGCATCAATCTCCTGGGATGTCCCGGGGATTATGATCCCGCCGGCAGACATTTTCTTAGAGCTACGATATTGAACCAAAACTCTGTGACCCACAGCTTTTACACCTGGATCAATCTCTGGAAACGGCTCGAATGACGTGTCCAGTTCTAACGCGGCACCAGCAATAAAAGTTTCTGGCGAAAGGTCTTGTGTCTGCTCTGACATACTCTATTCCTCTAATTTAGTGGGCGCGCTTTCTTCACCATCATCACTGTCTTGATCAGACAGACGCTTCATAATAGTTTTAGTTTTAAGAATTAATGCATCGCACTGCTCAACTTTCCCGACGTGATACCTGTATGATGGAAAAGAATCCAACTTACCTGCAACTATCTTTTCTGCTAGAGCACTACGCTCTTTAACAAAGTCCTCAATGATTACGTTGATAACTTCTAAATCAGAACTATTCATTTATATTACTCCTGCTCTGTGGCTCTTGTAAACGGCTAAATTAAAATTAGTTTATACTTAACGATGCAGCGTCTTCGATAAACTTCGTTTCGTCGTTGATATCATCCAGCATCTCCTGAACAGCCTTGGCCCTAGACGCAGCGGGTGTTAGCATCATAGCCTGCAGCTCGTCAAGCATCTCTATAAGGTCCTTGGTTGCCTTAGCATCTGTTGCCTTATTACTGGAACTGGCCGTCGTCTCTTGGATGCGCAGCTTAACACCAGCGATCTGGTTTTTGACTCGGCTATCTTGATCACGTCGATCCTGGTCGCGTGTTGCAATCGCGTGCATGTTATCATCAGCCCTCGTCTTACGCTCGATTTCAGCCATCTTGATCTTATTACCTGCATCCTCAGACTGTTTCTTTTTGTCTTCGTCAGTAGGTTGTTGCTTCTGGAGTTTCTCGCGAAGCTTCTCAGTAGCTGCAGCAGCCATCATAGCAAGCTTGTTGGCAAGCTCCTGCGGTACGTCGGTCTGCATTTCTTCCTTGTCGTCGAAATCTGGGGTTGGTAAATACTCCATACCCATTTCTTTCTGCAAGGCAAGCTTGTATGCCCACATCATATGCTCAGCCATGTGAGCCATAAAGGTAGGCATCAGCATCTTCTGCATGTCAGGCTGTAATCCTTGGAACCAGCCAGTGTGTACCTGCATATGTGACTTGTGCTCGTCCGGCTCCCTGGCAGCGATGGGTGATCCCTTCATCATTGCCATGTTCTCAGTTACAGGGTCACCACTAAACGCTTCCTTAGGTGAAGGCAACAGTTTATCTGGGTCTTCAACCTTAAGGAGATTTAGTGCACGTTTGTTAATTTCGTAGTCGTCATACAGTTTAGGATACGCCTTGGCCAGCTGTATAACAGTCTGGATAATAGCCATACGCTGAGCATTACTGAAAATGTTAGGATCAGACACAGGTATGATCTGAATATTGCCATAGTAATCCTCCTGACGAATGAAGTCAATACCAGCCATCTCATTGTAGCTGTATACACTTGGCAGGTGTTCTTCGTTTAACTCTGCAAGTAGTTTAAACTCATGCTTCTGCGCACGGTGTAAGCGCTTGTGAATTGCGGAGTATACCTTACTACCTTGTTCAAGCAGGGCTAGTGTAGTTCCTACTGGACCTGTGTTCGCTCCGTCACCAACCTGAAGGTCTGCAGTCTTTGCGAAGCGTCTCCCAGTCTCAATCATCAAACCAAGGAGTTGGAATAGGGTGCTGGACGGTTCCCCAAACGGTAGTGGCATAATTGCTTTTTGGATGTCGTCTACTGGTACATCTATCTCTGGGAACGTACCTGGCTCAACAACAACATTCTGAGCAGAAGATCGTCCACCCTTAAGCCTGAACCCACCCTGCATATTTGAGAAGGCAGCAGAGTCTAATAGAGCTCGTAGTGCACCGGTTGCTGCTTCGTTGATCCCTCCGATAAGATGTAGGAATCCAATACCGTAAAAGCCTCTCCACGGGATGAACTTATAGTGAGTGTACCAGACGCGCTTTTTCTCGTTAGGATCGTCTGTCTTCCAGTTTCGTCTAATCGATAGAATTTCGTGACTGAAGTAATCTTGAATGACGACGTATGGACGCATGGTAGTGTCATCAGCATCTTCCTCATCTACGACCAGCGCAAGGTCTACGTGATGTTCAATGAGTGTACGCCAACCCTTGGTAAACTCTTTTGCCTGAGTAATACCCTCAATGCGGTTGACTTTGTTCTGAATGTCGTTGATGTTAATTTCAGGAACTTCGGGAAGCTCTACGTCTGCCCACACGCCTGCACGCATCTTCTTGTTGACTGTGTTGTCGTGCTCATGAAATATCTCTGAGTAGTGTGGACAACCCGCCAAGGTACTGTAAGAGTAGCCAATAACGAAGTTCTCGGCCTTAACAAACCTACTCTCAGGTCTGAACTCAAGGTCATCCCAGAATGTTTTCTTAAACGCACTACCCATAAGAGAGTAGTCAATCAGCATGGCATCCATCTCATCATAGTAGTCAGGGATTTCCTCCGTGACTTGGAAATTCATATGCCGTTCAACTCGTTCCGCCTGTTGACGGATTTCAGTAGATGCGTTTTTAGGAACAGTCTTTACTTTTACTGGTCCGTCTACGGGCAGAACCTCTGGCATTGTTTTAGCTTGGAACTCGATGGTAGCTTCGGCAATGAGTGGATAGAAAATTGCGGATGCGCCATCGAAGGGTTCCGATCTAGTATCATCATTACGGTCGAAGCCAAGCATCTCAAGGCCGCGCTCTAGGTTCTTCTCCCAGTCGCGCCTAGACTCTACGTTAGATTCAAACGTCTCTAGTAGGTCGGCGCCTAGCTTATCAAGCTCACCGGTGGCCATGTTGATAGCCAAGTTTGTGTTGAACTCCGCTCTACCTTCTTCAGCATCCGTGGGCATGGGACCGTCTAGGTCTACCTCTGTAATAACTTCTTCAGGCATACCAGGTAAAGTTGGTTGGTCAGTTGCAGGACCAAGTCGCGACGCTATACTTGCAGCAGGATCGTAATCACTTACCAATTGTTCAGCCATAGTATTTCCTCTGGTTCAAATGATAGCGCGCCTCGTCCATGTCATCTTCGTCATTGTCGGATACTAAATCGTCTGGGTGTATCATCCAGAATCTGTCTTTCAAGAAGATGAGGCCTTGGATTGAAGCATCATGTATATCATCCCATTTAGCATTTGGGAACTTACAATGTTGTTCTATGAGCTTTCTAGCCCACTTTCGTTTAGGAACGTACACAGTACACTCCTGTAGATAGGGTGCAACTATGCGGGTTCTTGCCACCTTATCTGCGCGTGGGTCGTACTTCATAATGTTAGCTCTGACTACGTCTCTCAGATCCGCGGCCAGTGCCATACCATTAGCTTTCTTCTCAATCACGATAAGGTCTGGAGAAAGTCTCGCATCAAGCTTCTTCGCTTCCTTACGCACGACAGTATAATCTTCCTGCGTATCATACACATCTATTAGGAAAAGACTGTAGTTCTCTGTTATAGAACCAGAGTCAGACGACTTGGGATCGTAGAACACTCCCCACGTAACGCACGCCGAGAAATCAGGCTGTCCCTTCTTATTCTTCAGTACAGACTTCTCATCCATAGCTGTATCCCAGGACTGTAGTATGTACAAGAACTCGGGGAGAGGCTTGTCATCAGGCCACTCTTCGAACCACTCGTACTTGAGCATACCACCTTCAGACGGAGCAGGGTTCTGTTGGAACTGGCCAGCTGAACCGTAGTCGCCCAGTGATACCTCAAGGGCCTTAACAACACCCGCTGGGAAACGCATGGGCCACATGAGCTCACCCTCTTCAGTGCGAGGATCCTCCCAACCCATCCCAGTATAGCACTTACGCGCTGGCTCAAACTTCATAGGAATCATCAAGTGCTCATAGCCACCAATCTCAGATAGTATGTGGCCTGTCAGATCATCTTCATGTAGTCTTTGCATAATGATACCGACACCGCCCTCGGCTGGATCATTAAGACGCGTCATAAGCTTTTCGTCGAATGCTTCTAGTGCGGCTCCACGTTCAGCGTCAGAGAAGGCTTGGTCACGGTCATGAGGGTCATCCACAAACAGAGTGTCACCACCCTCACCAGTCATCCCTGCAAGGAGACCGTAACTTAGTCTGTGTCCGTTCCTGTCGTTCTGGTATCTACCCTTTTGGTTCTGATCAGGTCTAAAGTCGAAGCGATCTCCCCAATTACGTTGGTACCAGTCAGACTGGATAAGGTATCTTGACTTTTGTGCATCACGAGTTGATAGCTTTTCTGCGTGAGACGTAAAAAGGAATTGATGTTCAGGTTCATTCTTCGGTCCCCAGACCCATGTAGGAAAACATACCGAACATAGTATTGACTTCATAGTACGGAAGGGTACGTTGATAATGAGACGTTTGAAATCTCGGTTGTGAAACGCTTCGAGGTGTTCGCATATAGCACCAATGTGCCAGTTGTCTTGGAACTTGCGCCCAGGCTCTAATACTTCCCAGGATGCGCGAGCAAATCCGTACAAGGACTTCTCGCTCATAGCCTTCTTCAAACCCTCTAAGGCCGACGCAGCTTTGCCAGGAGTAAGGTGCGGAGCGAACCGCGCATACATGTCTTCAAGCTGCTGTCGCTGGACTGGATCCATTTGTGGAGGACCTGTGTCCTCACGCATCAGGGTCTACCTCTTCGAATTTAACGTCTTGAACTTGTGGTGCTACCAAAGGGGTCTGGTATTTGTGCAGTGACTTACCATCTGGATTTGATGGGAGGGCTGAGGCCTTTTGTAACATCTCAAAGAGCATGATTTGTTGCTCATAGGGGAGTGCATCGAGGTTCAGGTCGTGTTGGATAGTACCATTGTGGTTGTGGTCGATAACCTGTTTATCGCTGAACTTTGCCGGATCATTTGCCTTCAGAAGAACGCGAAGAAGACCATCTGAATAAACCTTCTTACTGCCGACTACCTGGCCGTTATGATATATCTCTTCCTCATTACCAGTGATCGCTCTGCGTGTCGCCTCAATCTCGAAGCTGTCCTTATAGAACTCTATAGCGGTCTTCATCAGCTCCTTAAAATAAGGATCACGCTCACCGCGGGCTGCGTACGCATTCAACGGAGCTTGTATAGCTCGGCTTGCATGCGAATACTTACCCGTAGCTTCTAATACGGAAAGAAACTGGGCCGTATTAGAATCGGTCCACTTAAATGAATCATTTGCCATGGTCTATAGCTATACCGTAACTAACTGTTTCGTAAACGAATTAACCAGTCGTAGTGTCAAAATTCTCCAGGCTCTCAGCGGATACGAGGACCATGCCATCTACGTCTGCAGCCATTAGGTTATCAGACCTAATGTGATAGTAGACTTGGTGCCGGGTTAGTTCCAGATACTGAGCAGCTTCCTCAACGGACTTCCACTTCCCAGTACGGATCATATCCCACTTACTGAATGCAGGCTCTGTCATCTCAATGCTGGACTCTTCAGCAAAGGCGATCAGGCTATCTGTTTCAATCATCTTGGTCTTACCCAAGGTCATGCTCTTAACGTCGTGGAGCTTACAGCGATAGAGCAGCCGGCTCTCACTATACTCCTTCAGCATGGTTACTGCTTCAGCGAACGCAACCCACTGGCCAGTGCGGATGAAGTCTTCAGCGACGATTTGGTCTGTCAAGTTTCAGCTCCTTCGCGATAGTCTCGATTGTATGATCATACTCATCAAGTGTGTCTATGAGTTTCTGGAAACCCTCATCCGTAGAGGTATCTCCGATTACCCCTATGTCAGCTGACAGTAGTTTTAATGCAACTACATACTGTCTAACTGTATCAGATAACCTATCAGCCGATCTAGACAACTTAACTAGCGCGTGTAACTCTGGGCTCTTCTCACTAGTTGCAATCACTCTGACCTTACCTAACTTCATCTGAGGGGCTGCGAGCTCTGTTGCATCACCCATGATTCTAATCCTCTATCCGTATTTGCGGACGCTACCTTTACCGCCGTTCTGTCCGCCCCGCCTTACGTTTTGAGACGCTTCGCCATTGCGAGCCGTCTTTGAGGCGGGTAGGGTTTTCGTAGCCTCCGCGCCCTTGATAGGCGCATCTGCATAAGTAGTGTTAGCTTCATTACGCTGCTTCCTCATCTTCAGCTTCTTTCAGTGCCGACTCACTTATCGGCTCAGGGGTTATACCTAGCTCTCCACTCTCTACTAGTTCCATTCGCCTAACGAACAGCGGATGTATTCCCTTGCCTAGGGTCTTCGCAATGATTGGATCATCCTTTACCTTGAGACCTGGAGGCATAGACTCTTGTATCACAGCCCTACGCTTATCCTGCGTTGTGCGGGCGTTGGCGCGGCCTACTTCGATAGCCTTGCGATCAGCGATGATGTCCTTATGCACTAGGTACGTCTTACCAATCTGTCTGACAGGGAAGTTTCCCTCGCGCATTTGGTACGCGAACGTTTGGTAGTCTATACCCACTTGCTCTGCAGCCTCGGCTAGACCCAACCAGTCAAAGGCCCTGGTATCTTTTTTAACCGCCATGTGTAACCCTATGTGTGGTTGATACCCTGGTTATCAGTGAAGTAAACGCGTAACAGCTTAGACCGCAACCGTTCAATCGAAGTCAGAGTGGTTGGTGTAGGTGGTACGTCAGGTGCGTCAGGGTCTGCAAATAACTTAATGATGTCGTGTGTGATGTCATCGAACCAGCCCCAGATCATTTCCTCTTCTCCAACAGCGTCAAGTATTTCTTCAAGCGTACCCCGAACAACAAGGCCCGTTGAAGTAGTATACACATTCTGAGAATGCTCCCACACCGCCCAGTAACTCGCAACGATCATCCACTTGGTTTTGTCTACCGCATCGGCACGCTGCCAGACTAATGCGTACTTCATCTGCGTAGACACGTTATCTAAGATAAGACCGAGGACATGGGTCCCGTCGCTTGTTGTCGGCTCATCGCTGCGAATGTCGTGGACTACGTTATGGTCGAATACTGGGACTGCCATACTACTCTCCTGGTTAATCTTTGTTTACTATATACAAAATATATTATGGTGTATACAGACTAGAAACTAGCCTCAGTATCACTATAGTAATCTTTGGCATTTTTATTCCTAACCTCTAAGCTTTTTGGAATTATGAGGTAACAGCCTGACCATTTCATGAACAAACTCGTGTATCTCGCCGCCGTCTGATATGGACGCTAGGGCGTGCTCTGGGTCTTGTTGTGACGACTCGCCAAACAACATCGCGTGAAGGCCCAAAATCATTGAATTTAGTGTTGCGTTAGGGTCCTGGGTAGATGTGGTGTTGTAAAGGATATATTCAGGCGAGTGGGTTTCTGCTCCTGTTTCGTCGTCATACCCGCCGCACTCAAGGCAGACTTTCGCGATGTCTCCGCGATCATCTTTAACCTCAGAGATTACGGCAGATCGCATAATTTTGTTCTCTGCTATCAGTGAGAGGACGGTGGTGGGGTCGGCTGCTGCTATGTAGGTGGCGTCACGCTTATAATATTCATGGTAATTATCTTCGTAGTCGGTTTCCGAAGCAGTGCACGCAACGGGCGAATGGCAGTCCGTCTCGATGCGGGTGTCATCAACTAGCGTGGTGCGCCACGGCCCCGGCGTTGCCGCCTCTGCCGCTTTCCGCAGCGCGTCTAAATCAATCATGTTTCACCCTCCAGTGCTGCGCGTATCTGTGCCTTTTCGTCGTCAGTTGCCATAAGCCGCCAACAATCATGGCACCCCTCAACGGAGTCTAAAACCAACACCAAAGCCTCACGCAGCCGCTCGTTCTCTGCCTGTAGATCACGTATAACGGCTACCGCAGATTTGCCAATCTCCACGCCCGTTGAGTGTGCAACATTAAAATCTTCCCGCAGCGCGTCTAAATCACTCATGGCTTACCCCCTGCTTCCCCATGTCCAAACTCATCTGGGTATTCTGGCCTTTTGTTTAGGGAGTCAAAGATCAATCCTTCCAACTCCCTATCAGGCCCGGTCGCGGCGCGGAGGCGGTCTGTGAGGGTGGTCATGACTTACTCACCACTTCGTCCAACGTGGCTAACATACGATCGCGTAGTCCTACTAGTATATTATCCACTAGTACCCGCCTATCCTCGCGAGCCCTTAAATGATTCAACACCGCCGCCTGATCCTGACCAAGGGGAGTGGGGCCCATCAGCATTCTGGAAACCTCTATCGGAGTCAGCGTCAACTCACCCTGAACCTCCTCATCTATTGGAGTCAAGGCTAGTCTAAACTTAAGAGTACCGCTGGGAATTATAGACGGTCCCCAACCAGACTTCTTACCAGCTGGCATAGGAGACAGACGATGCTGATCGTTCATTTCGGTTCCTTATCAAACATTAAAGTATGCTCAGTCATTTCACTGATCAGTGCATGTATGTCACCTTGCAAATTATTAAGGCTTAAGGGGGATTGGGCAGGAGAAGTAGCATGATCCTGCAGTTTCAACTCCCACCGTTCCAACACGTCAGTTATCTTACGAAGTAGTAATACAGAAGGATGTACCTGCTGCATCTTCCAGGCCATATACCCCCGCCGCTCTTCGATGAAAGCATTCTGCATTGTATCAGACGCAGGGGGAGTAAGCCGAGTCAGCATCTCCGGGACCCCTACACCTTGCACAGGGTCCTGGTCAATCTTGAAATTCATTATCTGATCTATCACCTGCTCTAACGCAGCCTCAGTAAGATCAGCAGATTTCGGAGACGCAGTGTCGTACTCGGAGATAGCTACCTCGTCTATCTGCATGCGCTCGTGCACTTTTTGCTTTTGCATTCTGTCGTGGAGAGCGTGGGGACAGCACACATCAAGAGGTTGATTGCAGCCCCGTGCTTCGTACTCGACTCGCGCTAAGCCGCAAGAATTACAGTCTGATTCAGGATGCAGCTGCTCTAGGCTATTTTTCACGATACTCATTCTATATTCCTAGCCATTGTTTCACAAGCTGTAGCTTGGATTGAAACCAAGAGGGTTTAGGGTTACGGACTTTAGGAACTGCCACAACACCTCTCCCTGAATAAGTGACCCGGATCGCACGGGCCTGGCGTTATATTTAATGCACTATTCCCTGGTGCTGTGGCAACAGCGACCTCATGCTGGACGTTACGCCTAATTGTCCGCTGGATCGATATGAAGTAATACAACGTACAAACAAATAGACTATATATAATCAGGACTAAAGAGTATATACCCGATAGTAATTAGTTTGTATTAGTGGGGAGGGGCGTGGGCCTAATGCTTGTGGTGGTTAGGTGCAGCATATGGATAGCAGACTTATTTTTCTGGTCATAGATCTGCTTAGTCGTACTTTTCTCGGTTTCCTTTCCGAGCTTAATTACCTTCTTACCCATGAACCAGGTCCCTTACAATTTATGTATTAAGATAGTACTGCAGGTAGTTAGTTATGTAAACGGAGTCTAGGTTCCGGTTATACCAAAGGGGTTGGGGGTTATTTCCGGGTTATATATACAGATTAAATTATTACATAACAATAGAAGACTACATAAAAATATGGGGATTAACTACTGATGTCTTTTGTGTTGATGTTGATATAATTGATTTACTATTAAACATAATATAACAACAACTAATTTAGACTTAGATAATTAGAGGTTATTAATAAAAATATCTATATATATAACACTTTTAACACTTACATTAAAATTGAGGCAGGGCCCTTTGGCCACCCCACAGTTCGGTCAATATCTACTGATGTCAGACCTATTTTACGTCAACATCAGGGGGACACATTTATAACCACCTGTCGAGCAATATGTACTACCCAAAAGAACAAAAGGTGAACATGCGTTCTGGGTTTCCATTTACGATGTAGCTATGCCTGCAATATATAACAATGATGTGCAAAGCAAATCCCCTGCCCAGGGCCCCAGACACGCGTACAATTGTTCTCAAAAAAGGAAACCCTTATTCGAGTTAACGAACGTTAGTATGTTAACGAAGGTTAATGCGATAATTAACGAACGTCAACATGTTAACGAAGGTTAGTGAGTCTTCATTAACGAACGTTAGCGTGTGCGCTCTCTATATCTTACGTTCATATGCACGTTCAAGTAATAATGTTGCTGAACAAAGAAATATAATTATGCATATTTATATGTACATTCATATTCAATGTGATAAAATCTACGTATTGAGTGAATAACAACTTACTCATGTGTTCTTTGACAATTGAATCATCAACAGCAATGGAGTTTTCTTATGGGAAAACGCATATCACTAGACGCATTCGCAGCCACGTTATCAGAAAAAGATGAGTGGAAAACTGAAGAGTTGCTGGCAGTTATTGAAGAGTTGTCGCAACGTAAGTCACGCGCGAAGGTGTGGAAAAGGCTTGACGCGGTGATACCCGCTGACGGACTCGCGAAGCAGGCGCGCGTGATTATAACAGCACTGGATATCGGTGCCAAGGTCTCGCTCAAAGAGTGGGCAGTGCTCGCAAAGAACGCAGGTCTGTCGACCACACAAGATCCTGAGCGCATCGTGGCGTACTACAAGAAAGATCTCATCGAGCTCGGCCTTATCGCGGAGTCGTAACACCAGAACCCTGCAGCCTTCGGGCTGCAGGGTTTTTCTTTATCCGCTATTTCGTGTCCCTGAATACCTATTGTCGGTGACGGGGTGGTGAGCCGTGGACCTCGATCGAATAATATATCGTGGGTGTGTTAGGTGGTTCATTGTATCTCATTGGGTGATCCGTCTGGGCCCCGGGACCTTGATCCCTCAACCACCAGTAACTCCATCATATCCTGGTAACCCTGCCAACTACTATGGGTTATCAAGTAGTTAGGCGCTCGTGTATATCACGGGGTCTCGACGCTTGCGCGTGTGCTCAATAATGAAGTACATTACGTGTATGTACATTGATTCACTGATTAAATAGTATTATAGTGTGTGTGGAACGACGACACTACCACACTAGTTCTTTGACATTCGAATCCCAACACATTAACCTGAACAGGAGACTGTATCATGAGTAGCGATACATATAGACAGTGGTGTAAGCATGTCGGTGGCATGATGTCTAACATAGCCACGTTATCAGACGTGCCATTAAATGATGCGTGCAATGGCATCAACGTTTTACTCCAACAGTTCATCAACGACTACGCTGATAAACTAGATGATGATCAGCGTGATATAGTACAACGAGCGGTGCATCGTGATGCAATACTACGAGCGGTGCATAGCGCGCTTAATATTGTGATGGACGACAACAAGTACATGGACGTCGTGTCCGTGGATATCGAGTCCACAGAGCGTGGTGACATTCAACATCGAATAAACCTCGTGAGTGGCTTTGTAAAGAACATGCCTGGGCTAACTATTGAAGACTCCATGTGCTTCAATTCAGGCAACGTGATCATTACACTGGACAACAACATCACGGTGTCTGTAGCCGATCTATGGCAGTTGCAGTTAAACATAACACACGCTGTGAAGTCCATGCTCGGTGGCGAAGCCTGGTCGGCAGTGCGTTACTTTAGCACTGTATACCTTGAGCACCACAACGATGACAAGACAAACGGTTCTGTTATCGTGGTTGTCTTCGAAAAGGATGAACTGTAATGAGTGATACATCTATATCTGATCTTGATGAAGACGCTGCTGCTTATGTAGCGATCGAGCGACTACTACTGGGTGTAGTACAGTGTGTGATCACTAATTGGCAGCATGCTGATTACGTCTCACCAGAACCTTTCTGGGACCGTGGTATGCTTACTGTATTCGTTCATCGCGTGGGTCCAGTGACTGTAGAACAGTTGGAGGAGTCGTTGCAAGAACGATTTAGAGTAGCCACGTCGAGTATCGTGGTTGTTTGTAACCAAGACCGTAAAATGTCAATACGGTTCAACTTTAAGGTACCTTCATCATGGGCACGGAACCAATTGATAAGATAGCAGCCGGCAAGCATATCCTAACCAACTAGTATTACTTCGGCCTCTCGCTCTCGAGCGAGGGGCCATTTTTTTATTGTTTATTACGGTGGTATACATAGAGACACTGATACCATAGTATAATAGAGATCAGGCGCATCGCATAGTGAACTGGTGCTCAGGGACTACCCTGGCATGCAAGGAGTGCGATACGGTTTGATTGTGTAACGCTATTTGACATCGTGAATAGATCCAATTCCCTTGATTAACTTTCATGGAGAGCTATCACATGTTCAAATCTTCAATACATGAACAGACTATCCGTACGACTCCTACGATACGTACACCAAGAGCTGGACTAGTAGTAAAGCGGACAATTGTATACGGCATGACTGCCGTGAACAAGCGGTCCGAAGTACTAGGCACAATCGTCGAGTGTGTGCGCTCGGAGCGTATCAAAGGTGCTTGGAAGTGCATCATGAATGGTTACCGCGGTATCAACCGTCTGACCATACGTGATGACGATGACCGTTACATCTTAGTGGAGGCATAGAGCATGAGACCACGCCACTCAATGATGGCAATGCTCATGGGATCCTTGTTCAGTAACATGGGCGGAGCAGTTAATGGACTGTTGCACCATGCGGCTGGAGACGCGATCCCTAGCCTTCGCAGCATGATGACGAACCCTGGCACAGCAAGCAAGGGTTCGCAGCGGTTCCACGGTAAGGGCACCAAATTCCACGCTCAGATGGTCAAGATACGGACCAAGAAGAGACAGCGTGGGAGGCCAGCAGCATGCAAGCTCTAAGATACCCCGATATCACTGTCAAGCTTGTCGGTACCGATGGTAACGCATTCGCTATCATTGGTGCTGTCAGAAAAGCCTTACGGCGGGCTAAAGTGCCGCGTGAGGAGATAGACGCCTTTGAGAAAGAGGCTACATCCGGCGACTACGACAACGTCTTGCAGACCTGCATGAAGTGGGTAGACGTAACCTAGAACAGAGACCCTTGCACTCAGGTGTGAGGGTCTTTTTTTACCCGCTGTTTCGTGGGTTTAAATTACAATTCAGTTATAATACTATCTGCGTACTGCCCGCTCTTTGACATTTGAATCAGAACAACATATAAGGAGGCCAGACATGGCTTTAGATGATAACGGACAAGTCTCTACATGGTTCCATGATCGTAACGCAGAGGGTGATGGACCCGGACCAGAGTACGACAGCAGTATAAAACTATGTCACATAGTCCTGCTCAAGGCTAATACAGCCAAGGTGAACAACGTAACGGGTGGGACCGAGCTCCCAGGAGAGGGTGAACGGTACTATCAACATCCAGCCATGCGTGTTATGGTAACTAAACTGTGGTGGGACTACGAGTGTGGATATCGATACGTCGGTCACATCATGGATATGGCTAAGATACGCGGTATCGATAAGCAGCTAGACTGGACACGTAAGCTAGATGAAGACGTACCAGCACGCGCTACTGAAGAGCGGCTGGAGCGTGTGTTTGCTGTGCAGACTGGCTGGCTGGAGTACGCACCTAACAAAGTGTACTTCAGCGAAGGTGACGCCGCAATGAACTTAGGCGAGTTGACTAGTCTAATTGATATGGCTGAGGCAGGTGGTAAGCAGGCTGCAGCTGAGGAGTTCGAGACTGAGAAGAACCAGGATAAAAACGACCTATGTGACAGCCTCGAAGCACTTAAAGATAAGGTCGACCGGCTGATAGAAGATAATAGGTTGTTTCACTAGCGCATACAACAAAGGCCCGCAGTTAATATGCTGCGGGCCTTCTTTGTATATAACTTATCGGGTGTGGTTAACTGCCGGAACCTGGCATGCCATACGTACCACCCATGCCACGATTGCCGAGGCTCTCTAAGCCACCATACAAGTTAGCTCCCGTTATGTTGTCAACGCCTTTAAGTACAGCGGTGCCACCGGGACCAAGTAGTACGGTCTGCATCAGTAACTCCATTGGAGAGAACTGGTTGCCGGTACCATCATCGTTAGACTGAACACCGGGTATGAGGCGTGCCAGCTTAGCTGCCCAGCTGGCTTCGTCGTAGCCCTCTGGAATCTGGGCCCCGTTGATCTGTGATAGATCAATACCATTTAGTTTGGCGGTGTTGTACAGGCCTTGCTCTTTCATATCAGCTATGCCGCTAGAGTTTGTGATGTTTGCTCTAGCTTCATCACGTCCACGAGGACCTTGCCGACCCGGCTTAGCACCCTCATTGCCAGGACCTTGGTTAGAGAATCCGTATCCACTGACACCAGACCCAGGAGGCAAGCCACCCGGACCGGGACTATAGAAGTTACGGTTCACACCGGGCAGACCTTGTCCGCCAGGAGCGAAGTATGTACCGGTTAGATTTGGACCCATATCAGCCCACCCAGTAACCGATACCGAAGGATACAACTACGAGAGCTGCACTACGGTAAGGGTAGTTAACGAGAGCTGGTACAAACCAATTCCCGATCTTTACGATAAAGTTCTTGATTTTAGTCATGTTAATATCCAACTAGCTAGTTTGAACAAGACTACTATACACCGGTGCGAGACACCAGGTAACTGATTTAACCACGCAGCATAGTCACGGGCACACTTTCAATTGTAGCCGTAAGCGTGAATGAGGTGAGTTCATTATAGACTACATAGTTGATGAAATCCTCTGCCGACTGTTTGCTCGCGAACTGTATCGAGTCCTTCGGATTGAAGCACATGTGGAAGTCAGTCTGGTCTGGCAGTAGACCGAGGTACAGATACACAGGTGTACCATCTTCCTGCTTGCTGTTTATGTTCCGTGTCTTGAGACACCAGACGTCTTGTACGACAGCCATTATAGTAACTCTCCTTGATCTGTTGTTGGGTCTACATCTGGAACGCGCTCATTTAACCACTCTTTGTATTTCATAGCAGCATCTCCATCTGTACTGGTTTAGGCGCATTGATCTTTTCCTCAGCAATCACGGGCTCTGGAACCCCGTCACTGCCCGCATATTCCTCGAACATCCAGTTGATATAATCATACCACTCTTTAAATAACTCTGGTCTGCGCTCTTTAAGAGCGAGCATGGGATACATATGGCTGAGCCAGACTATTAAGCCACGGTTAAGTACTAGTTCAATGTGGTCTAGATCATCACGTATATCTAATTCAGTTATAGGTTCTTCAGTGCGTAGTTTAATAGCGTTGTCATACAGCAAGAACCAAGGTGTATTATCCCAGACGATGAAGTGCTGGTCAGGAGTATCCCTGACCAGCGCCTCAGTTAGTGTGCCTCGATTAATTATCAGGGGCATGTTCAGGGTCCGCCGTAGGACGCATTCCCCAGGCATCATCACGCTCATCTTCTGTGATGTCGTACCCGAGATGCCGTTCGATAGCATCAACCCGTGGTGAACCGTCTTCGCACCACTCCTCAATGTTACCTTCGGGTGTAGGATACGGCATAGTTGTGAAGACACCCATGATTGCTTCACGAATAGCCTGCGCTTCCTCAGGTTTCTTGATCTCAGGTTCAAACTCTTTCTCAACAGTCTCATCTTCATTGCTGTGATCGATTTCGTGGAAGCGTCCTTCGATCTGTTCGTCTGGATCAGCTGTCAACAGAACGATGGGTGCACCAGTAGGTCCGGCGTACACACCAATCTCGTTGATAGGGATAATAATGTCTCCCAGTGTGACGTATACAGGAGCATCATCTGCACCCTCACCAAGGCAAGAAGTGACGCCGTGGTTTAAACGGGTTAGGTCTAATGGGGTATCAACTACTACCCCCTCAACCTGGT